CTAGTTAATTGTTTCATGATACCTTCATTAATACGGTCTCCTTTTGATGGTTCTTGCATTACCGCATATCTCTTTCCCTTGAGTTGTACAATCTCTGGAGCCAACCCACCAACCTTACCACGTTTATCTGTAACCAAAGTTAATGGAACATCGCCTTTATATTCACCCAATACTTTCTCCATCAAATTAACTAACAGAGATTTGCCGTTCTGTCCAATTCCGATATACATGTTAAAGGTTTGATTTGCTGTAGTTCCAATCAAGGTAGATGAAAGATGGTCCCACATATACTCACATAATTCTGCTTCTGGAAATAGTTTACGCATATAATCATTTATCTCATCAATAATTGATTGATGTTCAAATGGTGTTGGCTCAATATAATCAATTCCAGTACACATCGAAATGTTATCTTCTGGATGTCCCTTTCGAAATATCTTTTCTTTGAAATCAAATACGCCATTCTTGAAACATAACAAATATGGATTATTATCTAGTTTTCCTAGGAAACTGCCATCATAGAAGAGCTCCTTCGCCTCTGTCATAATATTCTTCTTGTCATTTGTCCTTGAAAGTCTCTGGCAAATATTAAGAATGCGATGAGAACGCGATTTTCCAGGTTCTTCGCTATTAGTTGCTGATGTGTTTAATTGGTCGGAAGAAGAATTCTGGCTTTCGTTCGTCATGCGATTCATTAAATCTATCGATTTCTGATTATATAAATCTCGCAATTGAATTGAAATTGCCTTACGTAATGTCGTGCCTGAATCGATTTCCTGCCATCGATGATTTTTATATTGATACCAAACATTAGCTTTTACACTAACACATACAAACTCGTGTTTATATAGTTGATAAAGAACATTAGCAAGGTCCCAATCACCTGCTCCGCCTCGGTCATCGTTTTTTGATGATGACGGTGCGTTAATAGTTTGCTCAATAAAGAAGTCGATAGTGTTTCGGCGAACCTGTTCATATGCCTCTTTTGCATCACTTCTAGCCCAATGTATTAAAGATAATTTGGTAAGTCCATTATGTACACGCAAATCAAACTTTCTCCATTGTTCACATAAATCAGGGATTGAACTATACTGAAAATTGGATGCTTTTGAGCTAAATTTCAACCAAACTATCAATAGTTTATTACTGGTATTGCGTAAAACCCAACCAACCCGAATCCATTTTGAATAAGAACCCGTTTCATAATAACTTGGAGGTAAAATCATAGTATAGTCATACGAATCTTTTAACTCATAATCAGCTGTGGAAATATTATCTAAGAAATTGTTCAAGATTAAATCTAGGTCATCCTGATTGCGAATTCTTGAAATAGAATTTACTTCATCTGTAAGCATTTCTATTCTCTGTTGTCTAGCTACTGCGGTGCTTGCAGGTTGAACGCCTCCTCCCCCACCCAAATTATTCTGCCTCTTATAACGTTCATATTCAGCTACGAATGAATTTTTCATAAAGAATGATGGATGCTCTTTATAGCGTGCAGATAGTTTATAAATATTAGAAGCTATGTCAAATTTATTGAGAGGAATTTCATTACGCATAATTTCACCATCGGTAGTATCGTATTTTATATTATATATGTGTGTTAATTTATAAGCTACGTGATTGGGTTTTCTAGAACCAAATAGTTGCCACCCAGTATGTCCATCGCTAATACCTTTGTCAAATACATCTTCCCAGCTATTCTTAATCGGTAAATCTTCCCATGCTTCTGCTGTTTGCGGAATTACTTTATCACGAATAATCAACTGGGTAATATGGTCTACTTGTAATCCAAAAATAATATGAATGCCATCCTTAGTAATATTCTTTTCTTGAACGCGATTTACTGATGGTTTTTCCATCACAAAAACTTGGAATTCACTTTCATCGTCTAGCTGAAACGTATTTTTAAATTCGCCTAAATAAATATCTACAAGGTCTTCTACGTGTTCCTGTGTATATTGACGCTCATCTACATCATAATCGTGATGAATATCAATATCAACTAACATAGCCCCGCCTGTTTCTAATTGTTTTTCAGTTAAATATTCCTTTTTATTTTGCGCAACAACATCCCGATGGTAAAGAGCAAGAAAAGTTGCATAATCACTTTCTGGAATATTATACGAACCTCCATATATATTTGTTTTTGTGTCACCTATTCGCGTATTTGTTATTTGTTTAATATTTGGGGCATTTGCTCCTTTTGGAATAGTATGTTTTATTAAGAAATCATTTAAGTCACGATAACCCGGTATAGCTCTTGGATTTGTAGTTGCCATTACGTTCAACCACGTTTAGGATATATATTTGGGATATTTTTATTAGGTTTCATAAATTCAATTTTTTGAAAATGAAAAATTGAACAAAAACATAACTCGCATAAATTACATAAAAATATAGAGCTAAATTATATAAATCATGAAATTCTGTGAAAAGTGCGATAATATGTACTATATTGGAGTGGACGCGGAAGACCCAAACAAATTAACTTATTATTGTCGCAACTGTAAACATCGCGATACTTCTATTACTGAAGAAAGTCTCTGTGTTCTTAACACACAATTACGCCGTGGAGAACAGAAATTTAACCATATTATTAATAAATATACTAAGTTAGACCCAACATTACCACGTATTTATAATGTTTTATGTCCCAACCCAGAATGTAAAACCAACGCAACCGTTGAAAAAAAACCAACCGAGGTTATTTATGTTCGCTATGATGATGACAATTTAAAATATTTATATATTTGCGTAGAATGCGACACTACATGGAAAACGGATGAGTAAAAAATTGATTTCAAAATAATAAAAAGAACTATTTAGAAATATCACACTATTTTATTATATAAATGGAGGAGAAAAACTACGAAGAAGATTATGAAACTGAAGACGAGGATGAGAATTTAGAAGAAGAACTAGACGTAACTAGTGTTTTAAAAAAAGAGATTTCTCCGAAACAGCCAAAGGATGAAGAAGAAACAGATGATGACGAAGATAAAGAAGATGACGAGGATGAAGACGATGATGAATATGATAAAGACGAAGATGACGATGATTATGATGGTACATCAGACCGTCTTCAACAACAAATAAATGAACAATCTAAACCGGCTTTTGCGGACTTGGACAATTTTACAGATGATGATGACGACGGGGATAATGATGATGATAATTATCTACAGAAATTCGATGAAGTAACTCAACAAAAAATAATAGAAGATTATCATCCAGAACTTAAATCGCATAATTATGATGAAGTAGATATTTTATCAAAAGTAGTTCGTGATGACAACGGTAATATTATAGACCCATTACATAGAACGTTGCCTTTTCTAACTAGATATGAGAAAGCTCGTATATTGGGTGAGAGAGCGAAGCAAATTAATAGCGGCGCTAAACCTATGATTGAAGTAGACCCAAATATTATTGATGGATATTTGATTGCTTTAAAAGAATATGAACAAAAAGCTATTCCTTTTATTCTCAAACGGCCTTTACCTAATGGCGGATGCGAATATTGGCGGTTTGAAGATTTAGAGGTATTGGAATAAAAAGTTACAGAATAATAAGATATCAATAAAAATATTTCTTTTTTATTGATATGTAAACAACGAATGACTAATGATTAGCGACTAATGTTTTGACATTTTACCACAATCTAAACAAGTAACAAATATAGTGGCTGGTTCATCTGCTGACCTTGTTTGGAGCTCATAATAGGTTGTTCGTTTTGATTTGCATTTTTTACATGTAAACATATCGGTAGATGCCCGAATATTGTCTGTAAATTTATTCGCATCACGTTTAATTTTTTGGTCAATTAATATTCGCCATCGTTCTGGGTTCATCTCTTGATGCGTCATAAATGCTAATACCTGGGGTGTAATTTCACTATTCTTTAGATGCACAAGCAAATCTTTATTTTTTAAATTAATGTAAATACTGCGCAAACGGTCTAAATAAAGTTGCGCGAAATGTGGGTTCTCCCATTTCTTTATGATTTTTCTATTACTCGCTTCTTTAATCGCAAAATTATATATGCCTTTTTCTAAATTAACAGACAATTTCTCATCATCTATAACATCTTGAAGTTTCGAACGAATATTTTTTCGAAATTCTTCTGCGTTTTGAATTCGGTGCATCGTTTATCTGTAATTGAAATAAACAAGATGTCTTTATGTATTTCAATTTTCCATTCTAAAATTATTGTGACAAAATAGGCTGAGTATGTTTATCCATATTTTGAATAAAAATGTCAAGCGACCTAACATTCTCATTTGCCATATCATCATCGTTCAAAAAACTTATCATATCTAAAACAATTTTGATTTTTTCCCACGTCCATAGTTCATTTAATTTGAATACCAATATCTCTATATATAGATTGGTTAATTCATCATCTCGAAAAATAGGCGTATAAATTTGTTTGGTATAATTGTCTATTAGAACATAATAATAATTAAGACAAAGACAAATTAATAAATTATCTTTGTAGGTTTCCATCAATTTTAATATACCTCGCTGAGAACATAAAAACAACTCCACCATCTTAGGTATCTTTTTTGATTGTTCTTTATTTAAAAAATGCTTACAAGCTAACTCTATAGGATTATATAAATATTGCAAATCATTTTTATTTGTTTTGTTGATGTAACGACTAATACCTTGAAAAATGCCAGGTTCTTGAATATGAATAATATTATCTTTTATCAATAATTTTGTTCCTACTGGTTTATTGCTTATAATGGCCAATTTAATAATAACAGATAAGGGGTCTAATAATGGCTTTGGTTGAAGAGCCGGCGGATTGATTGCGATATTCGAGTTTATTTCTGTGTTTGTTTCTGTGTTTGTTTTGGTAACTTCTTCTCTTATTTTTTGTTCTGTATTTTCGTTAGATTCTTCGTTTTTTGCTTCTTCTTCGTATTTATAGAATGGTTTATTGTACGTTGTAAACATATTTTCAATATTTTCCATTATACCTTATATAAATATGTTTTTAAATCTGTTTTTACATCAATAAGGGCCTTCAAATGTATTCGTTGCATTTTATATAACGCGTTTTTTATATTTTATTAAAATCCATTAAAAATATAATTAAAGATATTTACATAATTAGCATTAATGAATAAAATGAATAATATAAAAGTCGTTATTTCTAGATATAACGAGAACATAGAATGGACGGAAAAAATAGAAAATGTTATCATTTATAACAAAGGGGATAATATTAATACCAAACATGAAATAAAACAATTGCCAAATATTGGACGCGAAGGACATAGCATATTTTATCATATTTATGAAAATTATAACAGTTTGGACGATTTTACTGTTTTTTTGCAAGGAAATCCTTTTGATAATTCACCTAATTTATTTCAAAATCTTGAACCTTATTTAGTGAATAGAGTACCTCCACCGGAATTTAAATATCTAAGTGAAAAAATGTATTATACTAAGGTTTTTGATTGCCCACACCATAGTGGGCTACCTATGCGTATTACATACAATAAGGTTTTTGGTGTTAATATAACGGAAAACAAAGATATTTTGTTTGGTTCAGGCGCCCAATTTATAGTTTCACGAGAACGCATATTAAAACGTTCTCGTGATTTTTATAAAAATATAATTGATATTCTAGATTATCATGTAAAGCCTCTGGAAGGTTGGGTAATAGAACGTTTACATAATGAAATTTTTAATGGTTCAGATATAATAGAAACCCCAAACGTACCGATAATCATCATTTGTTATAATAATCATAAATACGTAAAAAATACGATTGACCAGATTTTAAAAATCAATCCAAGTTATAAAAAATCCATTATTGTCATGAATAACAGTAGTACTAATGCTAAAACGGTAGAATATTTGGAACATATAGACCCAGAAATATCAATAAAAAATATGCAAAATAATGGTCCATGGATTACTCCCGAAAATAACAGCGATTTTTATAATGAATTGCCTGAAAAGTTCATATTAACAGATCCTGATTTGGAATTTAATAAAAAACTTCCAACCAATTTTATAGAGATTCTATCAAAATTATCTGATAAATATAAAACAAGTAAAATAGGATTTGCTATAAATATCTTAGATGTTGATAATATGTATCCATTTGAATATATAAAAAATGTATATGAATGGGAAACCAAATTCTGGATTTATAGAAATAATGATGAAGAATATCAGTTATATCATGCAGACATAGACACTACATTTGCATTAATAAATAAAAAATACTGGACGAATAGTAGTTTACGAATAGCTGGCGATTTTACATGTCGTCATTTACCATTCTATGTTAATAATGGCATTAATACGATAGAAGATGAATATGAATATTATAAAAGTTCAAAGACATCGTCATTTGATAAAGTATTTTTTTCATATTTCGAAGAAAATTATAAAAAATAAGTTACTAATTCATAATTCTAACTCTAAAATTGAATGGTGAGAATATATGCTAATCATCACTTAAAGAAAATAATACTATACTCATAATGCCTAATAACAACGCTATTCCTTTCATATGAGTTATTGTTTCTTTAAACACAAAAATGCCAACAATTGTTACTAAAATACTACCTAATAAATTCCATATTATATTAAGTCTTATCATACTAGATAAGCTTAAGCCATAATAAAAAATTGGTATTTGACTTCCGTATAATAAAAATGGAATAATTAGCCAGTATGCACTAATAGATTTATTATTATATACATACTTTGTTATCGTAAAACTGATAATATCTACAATGGCTAAAATAATAGCTATTGTAATTTCTTTCATCTCTTATATATATTCTAAACATAAGATTCTTCACTTAATTCGCTAGTACAATCTAAATAGTTTTCTTCGTCGGCTGTAAGTGATTCAAAAACTGTAAGTGGTTTTTTTTCTTGCTTCGCTTTCGATTGTTTATTTGTTTTCTTTGTTGTTTTTTTTTGTTGTTTTTTTTTAGGTGGTTCATCTTCCTCTTCATCCTCATCTTCGTCTTCTTCCTCATCTTCTTCGTCATCATCTTCTTCGTCATCATCGTCGACAACAAATCCATCTTTCTTATAACCGGTTTTTGTTCTAGGTTCATCGTCATCGTCATCATCCTCTTCTTCTGAATCTTCGTCTCCAATATCTTCAAAACCACCATACAGATAATCATAAATAGAATCCCATTCCTTTCTTGATACACTAGTTGGATTATTATTTACTTTGTTTACTATAATGCAATTTCCAAAAAATAATGTATTATCGATTGGTGGTGGAAACTCAAATTTGTTCTCTTGATTTGCTCTACCAGTTGTTTTACCATAGACTGAAATAGAATAGGTTTTTCCATCTAATTCCTCGACTCCCCAAGATACATGGCTCTTAAAACCATCTGCGTTTTTGAAACCAGCCTTTTTATATAATTCCGTTTCATCAAATGTTTTTAAAGTTTGCTCTTTGATATCGCCATTTTTTTCAACAATCAAAATTGTAATATTCGACATACTATATTTTGTATTTACCATTCTGTTTATATTAGTTTCAAAAATATTTTAGTTACTTAATATAGATGCAAACAAAACGACGAAGTAAACGAGGGGGTTTACCACCTATTCACTATGCTGTTTTGAAAGGAAAAAAACTAGCTCATTTAGCGTTACATAGTAAAAACCTATTACAATTAGCTATAAAAAAGGGGTCTCGTGGAATAACCATGAAGAAGAAACCACATTTGTTAGCAGATGATATTGCTGTTTTAGGTTCAAAGGTTCATAAGAAACGAAAAACGCGTAAATCAAAAATCGTAGATGATTTGGAACGAATAAAATCAACTATCCTATTGGGTAATGAATAGGTATTTCACCTAGTTCTTGAGAACAACACGTTATAATACTTAAAACCAAATATTTATCTTGATATATACATTTATTAAAATTATGTTCTCAAACACAATAACATGGATAATAATAAATATAATAATTTCAATACTTATTATTTATGGATTACACAATTGTTGGGATTATTTAAAGAATAATTTCACAACTAAGAAAACAAAGGATTTAGTAAATACGCAAATTCAAAAATATAAGAAAATGATGGATGAAATACAAACAGCGGGTTCTCGAGACAGGCTTTTTGAAACCCAAGAAGAAAAACAATCGATGAATAATGATCTAATGGATTTTATAAATCAACAAGTGTCTAACAATAGTTCTGAAAATGATTATGAAAAAAATATAAAAACAACATTATAAATACTATAAGTAGTGTTAAAAATGGAACTTTCAAATGGTCAATTAAACCATCTTATGAAAAGATTTCCCGAATTCGAACTTTCCTATGAAACGATATCCCATAAGAAAGTTTCTATTAATTATAATTTATGTTTAGCGATACCAACAGGAAAAAAAGTATATGTATGGTTTACTTTTCACCAAGATAAGGATGTCTGTTATTTGCTTGATTTAAATAAGGAAAAAAAAATAAATAAGGCGACTAGAATTAATGTAGAATTCAAGCATGAGTTATCCTATGGAACTATTTTGTATGGAACAAACATAATAGATGAAACAACTGGAAATTCGTGGTTTATAGTCGAAGATGTTCCCTATTTTAAAGGGATATCAACAAAAAAAATGAAAACCGTTGAAAAGATTGATATTATGAATCAAAGCATAGATTTGATTACGAATAAACGAAAGACACCAACAGATGTATTATTTTATTTACCTATGATGTGGGAAGTCTCTCTGACAGGTGATTTGAATGAGTATCCACAAATTATTCCACCGGATGTATCACAATTATTTTCTTATCAAGTTCATCATATACAATATCGTTGTTGTTATGAAACTATGCCATACTTGAATGTTCTTATAAATAGAAAAATGTATTCAAAAACAGAAGATTCTTCTAAGAAAAATCTGCCTTCGTTTGACACATCCTATTATCGAATGGATGTTTCGAAACCGCAATATCGAAATCCGACTATTTTTAAGGTTAGTGCGGATATACAATTTGATATTTATCATTTGTTTGCCTATGGAAAAAATAAAGCGCCTGTTTATTATAATGTTGCGTATGTTCCTAATTATAAATCAAGTGTATTTTTAAACGGACTATTTAGAAATATACGTGAGAATAAAAACCTAGACTATATTGAAGAAAGCGAAGACGAAGAAGATTTTCAAAATATAGATTCAGATAAATATGTAGATGTTAATAAGTTTTTATTAATGGAATGCGTATTTAATGCAAAATTCAAACGTTGGACGCCAGTTCGAGTTGTTGATAAGTGGAGTAAGGTTATACATATTAGCCAACTTTAGAAATTTTTGTAATTAGTATATATACTATGTCTAGTAAAAGTAAAACCGCAAAAAAATCAGCTTTGAAAAAATCGCCAAAATCACCAAGACATTCTAGTGCAAAGAAACAAGTTCGGATTGACTCTGCGAAAAATCTTATAAAAGAATATGAAAAAGATTATGATTTATCTGAAATAGGAAACCTTTGGACAACTCCTGCTGATGAAACGGCGGCTAAGGTTTCAATTGGAATAGTCGACCCCAGAGGATTTAGAGATAAATTTCGCAGAAATCTAGCCGAGAATGAAGCAAGCGAACGTAGAAAGAAACATTTCAATATTAAAAAATATGTGAAATCAACTATTGGTATACATAAAAATCGTAATCGTTTATTAAATGATATTCGGTCTACACCGCAAGGTAGAATAGTTGGCGAAGAAGAACCAATTATATTAGTCAGACATCAACCAAAGTTAACTTCTAATATTTTAGAACAATTTCATAATTCAACTGCAAGAAATGGCGGAAAACGAAAAAATAAACGTCATACTATGAAAAGAGGAACCCGTCGTTAAAAAATTAGCATTTATATAATATCTAGCAATAATATATAAATGTCAGGAAACGGCTTAGGATATAGTGAATTTAAAGAAGGCAACGTGTTGCCCAATCCTCCAGTTAAAGGAACAGAAGGCGGTTCCGACCAAAATGCGTTGAAATCCAATCAGGTCGGTGGTAAGAAGAAGGGAAAAAGAACGATGAAGGGCGGTAATTGTGGTTTAAAATCAGTTGCTCCTTCCATGAATGGTGGTAAAAAAAAGAAATGTAAGACTGCTAAGAAGTCTAAGACCGCTAAGAAAAGAAGAATGTTCTTTTTTTGGTAAATTATTCAAACATAGATACATCTATTAAACACTTACCTATTTGATTCGAAGTTTTTGATTTCGAATCACATTCACCATCTGAATCACTACTTGGCGGTTTTACTTTAGAAATTGGGTCAAATACCAATTTCCATGTTTTATCTTCCTCCCAATCAATATTCATCCCTTTATATAGTGCACTATTAATCTCACGAATTCTATAATTGCATTTTTTATAGAAACGCCGACGTTGTATCCACTGTTTTTTAAATAATTCATGTCCATCCACTATATCAACTATAACCGGATTTTCATGTTTTGCTCTTAATATTCTACCAACAGATTGAGTAATATCGGTCTTTGGGGTTACCATTACTAGTGTAGATAATGTTTTAATATCAAGTGCTTCCGCTGCCATAGCGTAAGTAGCCAAAACAATCTGCTTTTCTTCTGTTTCTTGCAAATTTTTCTGTTTCATTCCACCCACATAATATCCAACTGTAGCAAACCCCCTATAAGTTATAGCTTCATATAAATAACTTAATAGAGACCTATTATGACAAAGAATCATTATTTGTTTTTCATGGTCTTCTTTGATAAGGTCGTTTATAATGCGAACAATAAAATCACTACGAGGTCCAAACTCACATAACTTTGTAATCATGGTGCTATATTTCGGATTTCCTCGAAAATCATATTCCACTTCGTTGAATTGGGTATCGTTGACAATATAATTAATAGCTCTTACGGTTACTGGGTCATCATCTTGTTCTTTGTTACTATAGATTTTATCACCGATAAACATGTATAATACTTTTGTTAGTTTATCTTTGCGTTCAACGGTAGCAGAAATACCTAACATATTTGCGGTAATTGTTTTTAATAATGTTTTTGAGAACTGTTCACTACCAATACGATGCACTTCATCTATAATCGTTAAACCAAAATCACTAAATGTATCTGATGGATATTCTTTATCATATAACGTTTGTATCATACCAATAACTATATCGTTTCCTTCAATTTCTATAGCAGGTCCCTGTATTTTACCGACTTTTGCACCCGGTAGAAACTCATTTATACGTTCAATCCACTGATTCATGAGAAACTCTTTATGAACAATAATAAGTGTTTTCTTTTTTAACAAAGATACGATTTTTAGAGCCATTACAGTTTTTCCAGCTCCACATTTAACCTCTAATATACCGCCGTTACCTAATAATTGCGAATCTTTACTTATAGGTGAATTAACGTGCTCCATATATATTTTTATAATTTGTTCTTGATAATCACGTAAAGGTTTAGTAAATTCTAAGTTGATGTCAACACCTGATGATATTTCTGAACGGTCTGGAAGTCCATACCGATTTATTCCGTAAAATCTAGGTAAATATATTTTTGATTGATTCTCTCTATAAACAGGAAAGGCATTTGAACCTAAATCAGCTCCCATTCCAAAAATAATAGGTTTAACGAATAAATCTTTTTTAAGAAACTCTTCATCTTCTTTTGATAATGCAGATTTTGAAATAGTATAACCTTTTTTTCCCAAATATGAATTGGCTCTTATATTTTCAATATAATCGGCGGTTGGTGCAAATACCGTATCATTTCGTTGTTGTATAGATACGGGATTTTTAGGTTTGTTTCTTATTTTAAAACGGTTCATTTATTTGGTGATAATAAATAGTATTTAGAATAAATCAATTTTTATATTAGATAAAATATAAAAGAGTAGTATATATTAAAATGAAATTGCCCCAAGTATTTAAATCCTTATCATCATTAGAAAGTTCTTTATTAGTTATTTTTGTCTTATATTTAGTATTACCCATACAAGTTCCTGAATTCATGGCAGGAATGGTTGATTCCCCTTTAGGTATGTTGACTATTTTCATAGTAACCATTTATTTATTCTTCTATTCTAATCCTATTTTAGCTATAGTTTATGTATTTGTTGCGTATGAACTACTAAGACGTAGTGCCCAAGTTAATGGGCGTGTTGCCATGGTTCAATATACTCCTAGCCAAGTTAAAAAGGATGCTCAATTAAAGGCTATGAATCCACCAAAGTCGGAAACACTAGAGGAAGAGGTTGTGCAAAAAATGGCACCTATTGGAAGAAGCGACCCCATTTTATACACATCTAGTTCATTTAAGCCAGTTGCTGAGAAGGTTGATGGAGCTTCTTTGTATTAAGGGATTTTGATTTCTGATAATTTTATATAAAATAATATTTTATATAAATCGGATGGTGTTGTTTTATTATACGGTAATTAGAGAAAATAACGATACTAATGTAGGAGTTAATAAAATACAACCATAACAAACAAAAAATGTGAACCAGTATGTTGGTATTTGTCCAAATAACCATAACAATAACAATAATATAAATACAAAAAGGTTTGCTACTAAAATCATAGCACCTGTCTTTTCATACATAAAGTTAGCTATTATACCTATAAATGCAAAAATATCTTTTAAACTAAAATTTTTATCTGGAACACCTGGAACATATTCGTAACATTTTTCATTATCACCATCCCAAGCACACATAAAATCTCTCTTTGATTTATTTAAACCTATCAACGAGAGAGATAATCCGTAGAAAATTAATACATATAATGAACCATAATACATAGCATAATTATCACTAACTATTCCTGTTTGAAATAAAACATATCCTGTTAAAATAAAAAAAACCCCTATTAAAAAGTCTGCTGTACGAATACGAGTTAACACATCATTTGCACCAGGTAATCGTTGAACGTTTTCGTGTATTCTTATAACCTTATCAATTACCATAAATTTATAGAAAGATGGTACCAAAAAGTAACAAACTACAACCATTAATGAGAACATCGCAAAATTTACACTCGTTTTCATATAATCCATCTCTTGTTTCTCATTCATAAGTTCACTATTTATAGGTAAATTATATGTATTAATCGTTTCATTACTTTCGCCCGCTGGATTACAGTCTATATATATCTGTTCCTCTTGTTTAATCGTAACATTTTTATACGGAACTACCATAAAATCTGTTCCTGAATTAATTAAAAAAAGATCTGATTTTATATCATACCCTCCTACACCACTAGAACCATATACCTGTTTGGCCGATTCTTCATTAAGTATAATAGTATCGGTAAATATAAAAACATTCGAATTATTATTCTTATAAACAATAGCATTTTCTTGAGTTGTAATATTATTATTCAACACGACTTCAACAACAATATCAGAATCTTTTTTGTTTAATGCTAATATTTTATCAACGTCGCTGGATGGAGGTGCCCCATATGGGGGAGGCTTTTCTAATAAAAAACACAAATAAGCTGTATCTGTAGTTGATTTCATTTCAATTACTAGTTCTCCAATTATGTTTGGATTTTTATCGGAAATCCCAATTATGTTATTATGTAATAAACCATAAATATAAAGGTTTTTAGAATCATAACTTTTAGTTACACCCTCGCTCGTATAGTAAAAATTAGGATTTGATGATTTATTAATATACGGAACTTTGAAATAGTTTATACTAGTATTCGTGTTAGGACTTTGAACCTCATTTTTATTGATGGATATTCTAGAAAAATCATAAATTATTTTATTATCATAATTAATATTTGTTTTTGGATCCATTATACTATATATTAGATAGATAGTTTATTGGTAATAAACTATCTATTTTGAGAACCCTGGTTTTACTAAAACACCTTGGTTTTATAAGGCGGGTATATACTGGAATAAATTATTTTCATATTTGGTAACTCTGAACGTATCGCTATATCCCTCTACATAAACCATATCTCCATTATTAATATCATCACATCCATATTCACTCGTACAACTTTTACCATTTAGACTGATTGGTAGTTTAGTATTCAAATTACCAGTATTTGACATAGTATAAAATTGCCATTTATCACGTCCAGCCATATTTCTACGCCCCATTAATGGTAAAATTAAATCTCCAGTATGTCCATTTGCTCGGGTTAAAATACCTACCTGTTGGTATTCTGTATTTAATCCGCGCGTTTGTACGTTGATTGGAACGCCTCCTCTCACATTTGGTATGCCACGAACATCCCCAGAATCACTAGGATAAAATAACGCATCGTTTTTTAAAGGTGGTGCATAAGGGTCATTAATTGGGTCTCTGCGAGCTGATATAGATGCTAAAGGTCCTAAATATGGTTGAACTATCATTACCTTTTCTGAATCTCTATTTGAGAACTTACCGAAGTGAATATAGTAAAAATAAATCATTAAAATTAAAATAATAAATAATAAAAAAAGGGTCATATTTTCAATACATATGACCCCTGGAATGCACTTTTTTGCCATTTATATATTATATCTATATTTTACATTCTATCTTATATCATTAAAGCGTTAACTATTCTACCTAAACCATTCACCATTTGTTTTATTCCTCCGACCGATAAATCTAATATTGGGTCAGCTAAATCATCTACGATACTTAATGCTTGTCCGACGAAAACAGTTGGTTTCAATCTTTTACAATTATAACACTTATCTCTTACACTTTTTGAAAAATGTATAATATGAAATTTTAAATATGTAATAGTAAGCCGGTCAACCCACTCTAGTCCCTTCCATATAGTATTTTCTATCATAGACCCTATCTTTTTTTTACCTGTTATTTTGTCTAATATCCAAAAAAAAATTCTAGGAAATAAGTAAAGTATTTGACCAAAAATGTCTAAAATATAATAAATCGCGCAAGAAAAAGCATTTTGCATTAGTTTCATACCGCACATAAAATTAGTAATAGCAAATTCCCATATGTATTGAATAAAAACGCTACTATCTAATAACCCATACCATACGCCTTGTGGTAAACCAGTAAATTCCTTTATAACACCCTCGAATATTTGTTTCAATCCCTTACCTGTTTCAGTAACAGCATTTAATAGCCTTCCTAATTTGCTAAGAAATTTACCTAGATCATCTATCGCCATTAATATAATAATAATCTATATTATCATTATATTTTCTTGACTAATGTTTTGAAAAAGATTCTTTCATTTTTCCTGTTTTATAAGCGTCAAATTTATCGATAAATTTTTCGGCCTTCTCTAATAATGGAGCCATTTTTTGAACTCCTGATAATATTTCCTGCTGAACCACCTTAAACTTGGGATATTCTTCCTTTAAATTCTCATATTGTTCATCCACTTTTTCAGATACTGATTTTTCGGCTTCCTTATCTTTATTAGAGGTTTTTTTTTCATTATCTTCGTGTTTATCGTCTTCGTTTTTTTTGTCTCCATTTTTTTCGTCGTCGTATTTCTTGTCTGCTTGTTTTTCATCATCCTTTCCCTCAAAACCCTCATATCGAGAACCTACTCCATATTTTAACAAATTTGTAATAACTAAAGCCAAAAATAATACAATCGTCATATTTTTATTAAAAAATGTAGTCAAAAACCCTATAATCAAAAGAGTTACTAACGATGTAACATCTCTCACTCCAGCAAAATATACAATTTGCACAATAGCTAATAACAAAAGGAAATATAACACAAAGCAATTGTGCAAAATTGGACTGAAATTATAATTAAATTTAAATAGTTTTGAAAATTTCGCCATTATATATTCTATACGTCGAAAATATATAACAAAATATGTTCCTAAAATTCTCTATGTATCAATTTTACTGAGATTTTCTTTTTCATCGTCCAGTTCTTCTTGCGATAATACATAATTTGTAGGAATATCTCCACCATATATATCGAGAACCTCTTTTACTACATCCTCTCGTTGAATATCACTACGTTGAAATTCGAAACTACTGATACTCGATGAACGTTTTCCGCGGAATTTACTTAAAAAATCTTCTAATCCATTCAATTCATTTATTCGGTCATATTGTTCTAAATCACCGGTAATAATTAACCGGCTATTTTCACCCAAACGAGTCATTAACATTTTCATTTGTGATATAGTAGAGTTTTGCATTTCGTCCGCAACTATCCAACAATTTTTAAATGTTCGACCTCGCATATATCCCAAAGGGGCGATTTCTATTATTTTTTCTTCCATTAATGCAGTTACTTCTTTGGGTGTTATAAAATTATATAATACATCATATATGGGTCTAACCCATGGAGCCATCTTTTCTTCTAATGTTCCGGGTAAAAACCCTAACTCTTCATCTACTGAAACCGAAGGACGAGTGAAAATTAGTTTTTCATATGTTCCCAAAAGAAAATTCCGGACACCGCGTTCTGTAGCAAATAATGTTTTGCCAGTTCCAGCTGGACCAGTCGCCACAACTATTTTCTTTGTTTTTTGAGATAATAGATGTAAATACTCATCTTGGCTTTCATTTTTGGGTTTTGTGAATTTATTTTCAAATAGGATTTTTTCATTTGCGGATAAATATTGTATATTTTCATATAATCTACGCTGTTTTACTGCGGATTTTTCCTGCTCACGTTCAAACTCGGCATAATATTCACTCATTATTTCTTTTTCGTTTTGTTTTCTGGGTTTACGAGTGCGTTTTTTGGGTTCGGGTTTAACCTCTACACCGAGCGTGTTCGTGAGTTCAGTATCCGTATTTTGTTTCATTATAATAATAAGGGATAATATTCTTATTACTATATTTTTGACCTGCCTTCAATAAAATTATGAGAATAGTATTTTATCTACTGTTGTTCGCACACAAAATAAACGATGAGCAATTATTCCAACAATAAAGAAACCCCCTAAAGATGGCCAGAATGGTAATTTTGTAAAATATGTAAAAATGAGCGCAACTAATATAGTTGCTAATACATCTACTATAGCAATTCCTAAGAAACGATATTTATGGGCGCCAGTATTTGGTTTACCAAAGATATCCTTGTATTTACAGAAGGGCGAGCCCATTTATATATACGTATATGAGAACCTTTTGAGATTTTATAGTTATTCTGTGATTAAAAACTGTGATTTTGTAATTTTTCATTAGAGTTATGCTGTGCGTTTGATGATTCATAATAAATTATATTGCTCTCATTATGGTATTAATTAATTTATTAAAACAAGATAAAATCTACTCAATATATTATTTAGGCAAATGTCTGAATTAAGCACAGCACCATTCGTTGAACCTCTTTTAAAACCTGACGATAGTCGTCATGTAATGTTCCCAATAAAATACGACGATATTTGGGAAATGTATAAACGGGCTACAGATTGTTTCTGGGTTGCTCAGGAAGTCGACCTATCGAAAGACTTGACTGATTGGGAAAAACTTTCAGGAGATGAAAAACAATTTGTTTCTATGGTGTTGGCATTTTTTGCTGCATCCGATGGTGTAGTCATGGAAAACTTAGCTGCTAGATTTATGAATGAAATACAAGTTTCCGAAGCACGTGCATTTTATGGATTTCAGATTGCGATGGAAAATGTGCATAGTGAGGTCTATAGTTTATTGATTGATACCTATATAAGAGATTCATCTGAAAAAAATAAATTATTTAATGCGGTTCAAAATTTTCCTTGTATTGCAAAAAAAGCGGATTGGGGTAAAAAATATATAACAGATAAGCGCAGCAGTTTTGCTACACGGTTAGTTGCGTTTAGTGCAGTAGAAGGAATCTTATTTTCTTCCAGTTTCTGTTGTATTTATTGGTTGAAAAAGCGTGGATTATTGCCTGGTCTGACATTCTCGAATGAATTGATATCGCGTGACGAAGCACTACATACCGAATTCGCCATTTTGCTATATTCAAAACTACAAAAAAAATTGCCAAAAAAGAAAATACACGAAATCATAAAAGAAGCGGTAGATTTAGAAAAAGAGTTTATTACAGAGGCCATACCGTGCAGATTGATTGGCATGAACTCCAAATTGATGTGTCAATATATTGAATTTGTTGGTGACCGTCTTGCCGTTCAATTGGGATATGATAAAATATACAATTCATCCAATCCATTCGACTTTATGGAATTAATCAGTATTGAATCAAAAGTAAATTTCTTTGAAAGAACTAATTCTGAATATGCTCTTGCAAACAAGACTGTCGATGCAGATGTGTTTGAATTTAATGCGGATTTCTGAGTTGTTTTACATAAAAATTATATAATTTTATGTAAAAATGCGTTGGTCTATGTGTTATTGTCAATTTTATTGCCGCTACTAATAAAAATATTCTTTGCCTCTTCATTTTCCCAAATAATTTCCGGTGGACTTGGCCATTCATTATAAGCAATAGCTTTTGTAGTGGGTCGTTCAAGCTCCAACAACATTTTTAAGGCAACCATCCGACGTTTAACTGGATTCATATTTTTTGCCAATTTTCTAGATATTTGCTTAAATCTCCATTCAAATTGTAATGCGGATGACCATGTTGGAAATCCAGAAATATAACAAACACGATTCCATATTTCGCCTTTTGCCACCTTTACTCCGGTTGCATGTGCACCCCCAGAAATTTCATGATTATGCTGACGAAGCCTCCGGTCGGGGTCTATAGTTGCACCTACATATGTTCCACCAGATGATGATTCCAATAAATAAACAAAAGATGGTTTTTCAGTTTTTTGTGAATTTAACATACTACTATAACTATCTATTTTCTAGTAATCCGTTTGAATGGTTTTAGGTCTTTGTAGATTTTCTTTTTTGTGTTCGTCTCTTATTTTTATCTGCTTTTCTGGTTTTTCTACCTTTATACGCTCCACCCGATTGTTCTTTTATTTTATACACTTCGGCTAATGATTCCTTAATATCATCCATGGTATAATAATGAATATTGTCTATCGTTTCTGAATAATCATATTCTTCGTCTGCAGCTCGTTCATGTAAAAAATCTTTTCTTTTTTCTTTATCTATTTTTAATACATCATTTGGGTTCAAATCTAATTCATTGCATATATATTCAAATTCATTAATGTTATGAATTAAACGTTTTATTTGTATGTCAGATAATGGTATTTCTTTATTAAAATAAACCAGGTAGCTTCCAGTGTCAAATATAATGTCTGGTTTGGATTTTATTATTCCAACTTCTTTTCCTTCTACAATAGAAGGTAAACTAGGTGTTTTCCATTTTGAATAATAATCAACGAGTTTTTCATTTGCTGGTTCTATTTTGAGTACGCCTCCTTCGTTTTTATTTATATATTCATCATATGCAATGTCTAATAAATATTTACCAAACGGTTTTCCCTCCATTTTGTCTTTGTTTTTATCAATATTAACGGAAGAACACAAATATGATAATGCAGTAATTTTATCGTTTGGGTCGTCTTGGTCGATTACTGCAAATGCGACGATTTCTTCGTTGTTTTCATCAAATAAATAATGTATTTTTGTATAACCTTTGTATTGAGATAGTTTCGTTGGAATAAGAAGGGGGTCTGAATTTGGTGTACTTGGGTCAACGCATAATTTCCCTGAAAAATAATAAATTTTAAAATTGTGAAAAAATTCTTTTAATTCTTTGTAATCATTTTTAGCATCTTCAATAATATCTATTGTTCGCAAAACAATACTTCTTTCTCTTTTGGGCATTATTGTTTTATTGATTTTTTTTAGATATATTTTTCGCAATTCTTTTTGAACTTGGGACATACTGCAATAGTTAAATGTGTCAAGTTGATATTCAAACATTTTTCTATCATCTGGGTCAGCTAGTTTACCTATAATTTTTTCTAAATAACTCTTTATTGTTTCTGTGGTTTTATATATCTCTCTTACATCATAAGGTCCTAATCCTAAATTCTCACATAATTTTTCAAAAATCCTAATATCATAAATACAATCATTTATTTGTTCGTTGCTTAAGTCCAATTCTTTGTCAAAATATACTAGATATCCACCTGTATTAAAAATTGTATCAGGCAAAGACTCGATAATTCCTACATCTTCAGAAGGTAAACTAGGTGTTTTCCATTTTGAATAATAAGAAACAAGTTCTGGATTCGCTGGATCTATTTTGAGTACGCCTCCTTCGTTTTTATTTACATATTCGTCATATGCAACGTCTAATAAATATATACCTAAAGGCTTTCCATCCATTTTAGTCGTTTTTTTATCAATATTGTTTGATGAACATAACCAATCTAAAGTCGTGATATTGTGGCGGTCTGTGCTTGTTATTGCAAAAGCAACAATTTCGTTTTTGGTTTTATCAAATAAATAATATATTTTTCCATTTTCATATTCTTTATATTCTCCGATAGAATCCGGAACAGGAAGGTCGGTTCCAGATGATAAATGTTTGCATAATTTATCACGATGTATTTTATAGTTCTCCACAAACTTTTTTAATTTATCTTTCATCTTTTTATTATGAGAATGAATATCTATATCTATTCGAATAATATTTCCATCGCTCATTTTGTATATATATTGTATATCTAGAAAAATTGAAAGTTTTCTTGTTAATAAAATATTCATAACAAAATCACAACACAATAATTATGAATTCCCACAGCAACATGGAATCAAATAATGGCGCAAAATCATTATTTGACTCGTTTGAAAATGAAACGAAAGCGAAAATACTTACAATTTCCAGCAAAGAAATTTTGAGAAAATTCGAAAAAGATATTTTATCCAAACAACGGACAGAAAAGGAAAAGTCAAAATTTATCGGTATTTATAGAGTAATGGATTCCATTAATATAGACATAAAAAAAATTGTAGAAGGTAATAATAGACCTATGTGTTCATATTCAAAAACTATTATAAATAAAGAGATGGAGAGATTTTCAAATTGTCATTCTGTTTCACAATATCTTATCTCTTTGAATGAAAGAGAGACTTTATTGGGCAAATATGATTGAATGATATTATTATTTTATCTTTCTTGTTATAGTTCTAGTTCTACTTCTAGTTCTTCTTTTTTTTTGTAAATATCCAAAGTTCTTGCACTCGCATCTGTGGCATTTACGTATCTCGGCATCCAAAAATAAGGCAATATATCTCCACAATTTTTATAATAGTGTTCAAAAATTTTGCGATAATAATACTGCTCCGATGTAGTTGGAAGTAGATAGTCAATACTCAGATTTATTTGTGCTACTTTTCTGTATGTATCTGGAGAGTTTTTTAAATATTCAAAATCCATCATTTCGAACTTTGTAAATATTTTCTCCGTATGTTCTTGTATTATTTCATATAGTGAACGCGAATGCTTTGAAACACCATCGCTGAAAGCCTCTTTTTTACGCCATAGAATTTCATCAGGTAATAATGAATTGCCGTCGAGATTTTTCATTTCTTCTGATGAAAATGCTTTGCGAATCAAATACTTTTCCTGATTGCCCGAGGTAAAATGACATCTCAAATTCAACGGGATATTCATATACATTTGAACAAAAGTTCGGTCTAAAAATGGCGTTCTCGGTTCTAACCCGTGAGATGAGATAGATTTATCCGAACGTAAGACATCAAATGTGTGAATATCTTTTAATAGCCTACGTGTTTCTGAATCAAATTCTATTATGTCTGGTGCGTAATTCATATACAAATATCCTCCAGCCAATTCATCTGAACCGTCGCCATTAAAAATAACCTTTGCTTCGCTATTCTTTGATATATATCTACCTAAAAGCCAGTTGCCAATACTAGCCCGAACCGTAGTAGTATCATAACTCTCAATCGCATATATTACATCGGGTATAACATCTAAGAAATCCTGTTCTTTCAAAACAATTTCAGTATGTTTTGTTCCCAAATAATCAGCAACTATTTTTGCGTATTTTAAATCTTCCGACCCAGCCAATCCAATACTGTATGTTTCCAAGAGCGGTAAATTATTCTTTTTATGAAATTCGCTAACCAAAGCAGTAATTAAACTACTGTCTAATCCTCCGGATAATAGACATGCAATCGGTCTTTCCGTAGTAATACATCTTTTTTCAACAGCCGACGTCAAATAACAGCGAATGTTTTTTAGAACATCCGCCATTTGAATTTTATTATTAAACATATTGGTATGAAATCCTATTTTGTGATAAGCTTTATCTACTTGCAACTTCCACGCTGAACAAACTGATAATTTCAAATCATACACATGATATCTTCCAGGAAAGAACTGACTTATCTTATACTGTTTTCGTTCTCGTGGGTCAAATATATTATTACGTCTCGATTTTTGACTCTCAATTCTCTCATATTTATTTAGGGTCTCTTTGAATTCAGTTAAAACCTTCATTTCACTCGCAAAACAAAATACATTTGCGTTATTTTGCTCATCTGACAGTTTTTCAGGACTCAACATATATAGAGGTCTAACACCGTATGGGTCTCTAGCCACAATTATTTTTGATTCGGGGCTTGATAACCTATAATCAATAAGAACAAATGAGAATACACCATCTAACATTTGTAATGTTTGTTCAATATCATATTTTCGGTATAAATGGATAATAACTTCACAGTCTGAATCTGTTGTAGCTTCCACATCCATTAGATTATACAATTCTTTATAATTATAGATTTCGCCATTGCATATCAAACCAATATCTCCTATTATAATTGGCTGGTTTGATTCATTATTCAAACCATTAATAGCTAATCGGTGAAACCCAAAGATGGTTTTTAACATAACTGGTTTTATTATTGAATACTCAGGACCTCTCCCCTTACCATTCTGAAATTCCGCCTCAATAGTTTGGGTAGTAATCTCCGAGGTGTTATTCAAAATAGCTAATATTCCACACATTCTGATATATTTATTTGTAAATTTATCTTTAAGCATATTTTAGAATAGAAAAATCTATCAACATATAGATATATAATTGATGACGCAAAAAGAAGACCAACATAATTATTTAGCAAGTGAAACTACCTTCAATAAAATTCATGGTAGCGAATTCAAAAGTAGCGATAAAGAACAAGTTCCCATTTCTATTAAAAGAACAACTGATAAAAAGTCCAATTATTATGTTGTTGTTGGAGAACATGGGTCTGAAGAACCTTTAACAAAATATGAAAGTATTGATATTGCTCCTGAAAAACCAGTTAGCCCAAAAATCGACTACGTTACAGGGTTTTATATAGGTTCTCTTACAGTTGTAGGATTATTTGTTTTTTATAGATTGTTGAATAAAACTAAATAAAGCACTTTTCAAATAAAATACATAAATGAGCAAAAAACCGATTTATGTATTTTTTCATATATGTTGTATAAATAATTGGGAATCTGTTGTGAATAAACTATTGAATGAAATCAAATCATCTGGTTTATACGATAAATTAACTGGAATATATTGTGGGGTATTAGGCGATAAAAATAATTTGTCTAATCCAATTTTCAAGGACCCAAAGATTGAGATTTTGTATCATTCTGAAAATATGTCATATTATGAACGCCCTACTTTATATTATTTACATGAAAATTCAAGGAATTTTGATTTTAATGTATTGTATATTCACAGTAAAGGCATTCAGCATAATGGGACTAATCCATGTGTAGAAGACTGGGTTAATTATTTGACTTATTTTAATATTCATTTACATGAAGAATGCCTATCTAGATTAGAGACACATACCGTTGTTGGTGTTAATTTACAAAAGGAAGAATATCAAGAGATTTATCACTTCTCTGGAAACTTTTGGTGGTCTAAATCGTCACATATTCGAACATTAAATCCAAATATTGGTGTAAAATATACAGACCCGGAATATTGGATAACAAGTAACTGTAATATGTTCTCTGCATTATTTAATTCAAATGTAAATCATTACCACGAACGGTTTTTACCAGAACAATATGTTGGTAAACCGCTTTTGAAATTAATAAAATGAATATTTCACAAAATATTATTCATTTTATTTATAGATTAAATTTTATAACGTTTGTAAATCTCCAGCGCAGTTAATCCGCCAAAGATTTGTGCTAAGCAATAGGGAATTAAATCAGAGGTTGGTAATTTACCTGCAGATGCCATTACAATAGATACTGCAGGATTAATATGTCCACCCGATATAGAAGTAGTTAATAAGATAATTAAAGCTAATGCAGCTCCAATTGCTAAAGGATTTCCGGTTGCTAAAATAACATAAATAAATAAAGCTGCCCCTAAAAATTCGACTAAATAATTATACATTTTATATTTTATTATGCGAAATTATTTTTAATGATAAAGGACCGGTTGTTTAATTCCATAAATATCATTCGTTGAAGTGGCTGGTCTAAACGCTGGTGTTAACCCATTATTACGATTTGCTCCTTTTTTTGCTGGAGCAACTGCTCCACCTGCGCGAACCCGTCTAATAGCATCATTCGTAGTATTTATAACCCTATCTGTAGTAAACGAAATAGGTGCAACTGATGTATTTATAGACCCCTTACCAATAGCCGTATTTCGACGATTAGCAATAACTTGTGATGAATCCCGGTTTCCAAACCATTTTCCTTTCTTAGTTGAAACAACGTCATTCGAACTACGAGTAATACTATTCGTATTTGTTGCCGATGTCCAATTTGAATGGGTTTGTGTTTTCGTTGCATTTATAAAATGCTGTTGTTGATTATAGATTCGTCGCCCCATCTCGAAACTACTATTACTGTCTGATGTGCTATCTTTTTGTGGCATAGCAGTCTTTGCTGTTAATTTACCATTATTAATATTATTAATACTAAACATCATCTTATACATTTTATAATTATGCTAATATATCATAATCATAGAATAAATTTCAGAAATTATTTATCGTCGATGAACAGCCATGCGGATGGAATACGAAGCGTTGCTTTGGTCTCCGCCAAATTTCAAATCATTATATGTTTGGTTCATCGCCTTTTGCTTTCTAAATGTGGTGTAATCAGAAGAATCCGCCACAAAACGAACGTTACAGTTTGATGCAGGAACGCCGGTTCCATCACACATTTGTGGTATAGTTCCAATACTGCTTTTTCTACCAGGTCTGCTAGCATTTACTTGATTCGACCCACCACAACTGTAATTAAAACGAGAGAGAAAATCTCCAGAATTATTTATAGCACGGAAAGGCGTAGTAATGCGACCCTTATTATTGTATGTTCCGTTTGCATATTGAGTGTTCCATGATTTAACTAAAACACGTCGAGCCATAACGTTTTCACTACTTTTAAAATTACCGAGAGTTTGTTGAGGGGAATATCCACGGAAAGGACCACCTAAATTTGCCGAGCTAGTTTGAGATGAAGTTAATATAGGTACTGAAAGTGTAGGTACAAAAGCTGCCATTATTTTATTATATTATAAGATTATATTTTTTATACAACATAATATATAGTGATTATTTTATGTCAGATGACGATGAAAATGATTTAGAAACGCTAATGCATGAAGAGAAAATTATGACTTATGAACCAACATGCATACGTAAAAATTCTAACTGGAGCAAACCCGCGAAAAAATATAGATTCGACGATGAAAAATTTGATAAAGAAACTTTACTAAATGATATCCCAGACCATTCTCCAAAATTAGAAACCTTGTTAAAAAAAATAGAGGAATTAGACAAAAAAGATAAGAAAAAACATGGGAAATTATTCAAACATTTCATATTTTCTGATGTAAAATCCGCTTCATATGGGGCAAGATTACTAGCTTCTGCATTAATAGCTAAAGGAATGAATCTTGGTTATAACGCCATATTAAAAAGGCCCGCGAATCCCGATGAAAATAAAGAAACAGATTATGATACAGATGATGACGAAGATGAACAAAAAGGCGGTGACGGGAGTCCTAAAAAACCAAAAAAGGAAAAACGATATGGAAAAATCCAACTATTATCCGAGGATGAACTTTTAAAAACAAATGGAGAGAACTTTTATTTGTTGAGTTCTATTTCCGTTTATGACCAAAACATAAGTGTTAAGGATAAAAAGGAAATTTTACGCAGATTTAATCAGCGTCCTGAAAATACACACGGCGAATTGGCACGTATTATTGTTATGGACAGCGGTTTCAAAGAAGGAATAGATTTGTTTGATGTTAAATATGTGCACATATTTGAACCGTCTGTTGTTCCTTCGGACCAAAAACAGGTTATTGGACGTAGTACGAGAACGTGCGGACAACTCGGTTTGGATTTTCATCCTACTCGTGGTTGGCCTCTTTATGTATATGTTTATGACCTATCTATACCTGAATTTCTTCAAAAGAATTTCTTAGATAATAAAACCACGATGGAACTCTATTTAAAAACCCTAAATATTGACGTTAGATTACATCATTTTTCTCATGATTTGGAAAAAACCACGGTTCTCGGTTCTGTAGATTATGATTTAAATAAAAACATACATAGTTTTTCTATTCCCAACGAAGATGATGAGGAAGAAACTCTCCCGGCTGGAGCGGAATTTGTATATGGCGGAGAACTTGAAGAAAATGAAGATATAAAACATGGCGGGGGTCCAAAAAAACGCTTAATTTTACGAGGTGAAAAACCCGCTTTCGTTATTCCACCACCTATTTTGGAAGATATTCCGCGAATGAAACACGATGAATTACGCAAACATATTAATGACAAATTTAGTGAATTTGCTTGGGATAACATTAAAATGGAGAACATGTGTTCAGAAAAAAAAGATGGTGGAGCTGGAGAAATTATGAAATATACGCCTACCCAAGACTTTATAAAGCATTTTTTTACACCGTCTAATCCTATCAAAGGTATGTTATTAAATCATTCAGTTGGAACGGGGAAAACCTGCACCGCAATAGCTACTGCAACTAGTAGTTTTGAAAAAGAAGGATATACTATTTTATGGGTAACGAGAACTACGCTTAAAAACGATATTTGGAAAAACATGTTTGAACAAGTATGTAATGATAACATAAGTCATCAAATACAACACTCAGACTTAAAAATTCCCGACGAACAAAACAAGCGTATTCGACTTTTATCAAAATCATGGCGTATTCGTCCTATGTCTTATAAACAATTCAGTAATTTAGTATCTAAAAAAAACGCGCTTTATAAAACACTCGTAAAAATAAACGGAGAAGTTGACCCACTACGTAAAACTCTGTTAATTATCGACGAAGCACATAAATTATATGGTGGCGGTGATTTATCATCTATAGAAAGACCCGATATGAATGCCCTACATCAATCTCTTATGAATTCTTATTTAATTTCTGGTAGAGATTCTGTAAAATTGCTTTTAATGACAGCAACTCCAATAACACAAGACCCGATGGAATTAATAAAATTACTCAATTTATGTAGGACCACGAGAGAACAATTACCTACCGAATTTAATGATTTTTCCGCGGACTATTTGAATGAATTGGGGGAATTTACGGAAGAAGGGAGAGCAAAATATTTGGACGATATTGCTGGATATGTTAGTTATTTGAACCGAGAAAAAGATGCTCGTCAATTCGCACAACCCCAAATAGAATTTATTAATACCCCAATAACTGATGATTTGAGACAAGCTAGACTGTTTGATAAAAAATTAGTGCGCAATTACATGGATTCTGAAATTTCCGAATTAAAAGAAAAGGTAGTAGAGAAAAACAAGGAAATTAATGATGAATTGAATGATTTAGACCCTAATAAATTTATGTATTTGAAAAATGAAGTTTGCGGAGAATTTGACGGCAAATATTTAAAAGAGTGTGAAAAAATAGTTAAATTTAATATTAAACAACTTGTTCAAGAGGCCAAGGATGAAATTAAACGAATTCGCGATACGATAAAAGAAATGAAAGAAACTATAAAAGCCCGTAATTTATTAAAGAGAGAAACACTCGGTGAAATGAAAGAGAACATAGAAAAATATGCAGATGACTATGAGGCATATAAAGATACTATGCTTTTCAATTTAAAAAATAAATGCTCTGTTAAGATTACAGAAAACGCGCCCTTACAAGAATTGATAAAAGAGCATCCGACAATACAACAATACGACCAAGAAATTAATGAGTTTAATGGCAAAATAGCTGAATTACAACAGCGTCTCAGGAGTGATATGGTAAATTATAAAAAACGGATTGAATATATGAAACAGATGTTAAAAAACAAAGAGCTGAATGATTTGGAGAAGCGAGTAATTCGTCTTACTATTAAAGACGAACGTAAGACAGTTCGTAATTTAGTGGGTCTTAAGAGAAAAGAAACCTTACGCGCACAAAAAGAGTTCAAAAAATCCATTCAAGCTACTGAAAAATTGCGTAAAAGAAAATTCGTTGATATACGAAAAACGTTGAAAAATAGGTTGAAACAGGATAAAAAAGAAAAACGCGAAATTGCTACTGCTGAAAAGAAGCTACGAAAGACTCTACGAAAACAGGGAGAGATAAAAGAAGAAATTAACGATGAATTACTTAAACAGCTACTCAGTAAATATAGAGGTAAAATCTATGATAATTTATTAGATATTGATACGCGCATTCATCAGGAAGAATTAGAAAAAGAGGAAAAAGTTAGAATGAAAGAAAAGGAAAAACAAGAGAAAAAATTGGTGCGTGAACGGGAGCGCGAAGAGAAAAAACAGGCCATTTTAATTGAACGCGAAGAAAAAAAGCGTCAAAAAGAAGCCGATAAAGCGACACGAAAAGCAGAGAAGGATGCAGAAAAAGCTGCCAAACTAGCTGCTCGTAAAACTAGAAAGGTAAAAGCGTAACAAAATAGTAAAAATTGTAAAATAATATATAATGCTTTTTATAATATATAATATGTCGGATACAACAGAAAGTCCCCTAGAATCCAACCCACTAATTGATAAAATCACACTAGAACTTTTAATGAATAAAACACAATACAATAAATATATTTCAAAAACAGACCCAAAACGTCATTCTGAACTAGAAGAATACTATTCTAATATGAACCAATATAAATCATCTATTTTTCAATTAACCGATGAACTTATAGAAAATCCAGAAATGGCTATTACAAACGAAGTAAACGAGGCGTTTGAATATTACACAAAAACACTAATACGCTATTTCAAAGTAAAAGAAGTTGAATCTGCAAACGAATATAACAAATCCGAAGACGATGACACGATGTTTGGAATTATGGATACTCCCGCTTCAGAAAATTCTTTTAGCAAAACGAATGCTTCGGCATCCTTTTGGGGAGGAGAACGCATAAAAAAGAAGTCACAAACCCAAGCAAACATAAATGCATTTGCTTTAGGATTTATACCACGGAAAAAATATGAATAATATATATATGCCAAGGAAAACCAAAAATAGAAAGAAATACAGAAAACGAACAAGAGGTGGAAGTAATACCGCACATACTAAAAAAAGAACACCCTTCAAAAAACTAAATTGTAGTCCCGCAGTTAAAGGCAAAACTATTAATGAAGATAGCTGTTTAACAAAAGAAGTATTAATGAAATTAAGAGATTCTTATAATAAGCAATATCCAGATAAAAAAATTATGTCAAATAACCATACTCAAATCTTACTTGATTTAAAAGAACGTATGGAAACATGTTCCAAAGAAGATTGTTTATTTGATGTTATAAAAGACGTGTCAAAACGAAACGAAATAATAAAACAATTATTTGCTCCAAAACAACCCGAAGAATGGAGCGAAAATCCAAATACTTGGTTATCGAACTACGATATCTTTGATGTTTTAAAACAATATGAAGAGGTTTATCCTAATTTCAAAGTAATTGGGCCTACACCAATTGATTTTGATAGTCGTCCATCGGATATGGATGGAGAATGTGTTTGGAAAGAATTATGTACATTTTCACTTGATAAATATTTAAAAGAAGGCAAAACAAAAATAGGAGTCGTGTTTAATTTAGATAAACATAATCAAAGTGGTTCTCATTGGGTTTCTGTTTTTATTGATTTAGAAGATGATTTCATATTTTATTTAGACAGCGCTGGTGAAAAAATACAGCCTCAAATAGACGCATTTGTGAAACGTATTATTGACCAAGGTTCAAACCGAAAACCACCGAAGCATATTCATATATATGAGAATTGTCCAGTAGAACATCAGATGGGAACAACCGAATGTGGTATGTATGCGTTATTTTTTATCATTACTATGTTAACGAATGAAACCGAAGGGAAGCAATTTGAAGATTATACTGAAAAGATACGGTTCTTTAAAGATAAACCCATACCAGATAAACATGTAGAAAAATATAGGGAAATATATTTTAATAAAAATTAGGACAATTATTTTGTCATAATAATATAGATAAGATTTATTATTATGTCAACATCACCACCTGACTGGGTGAATGAAAAAGATAAAACCACAATAACTATGAAGATTTATCCGTCAGATACGTTAAACGGAGAAGGATTTATGTTTGATGAAGAAAATGGCGCATATTATGGCGACATACATTTTGTTGTAGATGACCGCAATTCTAGAGTTAACAATATGGATAAAGTTAATTATCTTTTAAAAAATTTATTCGCATACGTTAAAAGTACAGGAGAAACACAAGGAAATACAAAAGATATTAATAATTTTTTTATTTCTGAGAAAAACCCTTTAGTATTTGAAAGTCATTTGTTTAATAGAAAAGAAGAGCTGGAAGAAGAAGGAAAGCGAAGGAAAAAAACGAAGGCAACCGGAGGAAAAAAAACGAGAAATTTTAATAAAAAAACTCGACGAACAAGAAAAACAAAAAAATAAAAATCAATATAGATATATCAACAATTATATCTATATTATGTCTCTTTATGTTCATCCTGAAAATCAAGAACTGTTATGGAATATTGTAAATCAAAACCAGTTTTTAACGGCAATGTTATCTAATCAAAGCGCCGCTCAAAAGGAAAAATGGTTCAGAAGTATTATTGAACATTTTTATAATATGAATAAACACCGCACGTTAGATAAGACACAACTAAATCAATTGAATAAAGATACGTTATCATATATGATTCAAGTGGTTCGTGCTGCCCCGCCAACCGACAATCATTTTATTTATGAACGTAATAACAATACAATTAGTTCTTTTGTAGATTCTTCTAAGGAACCTGCTAATATACCAACGCCACCACTAGTTCCAGATACTCGTGCAGATTTATTTAATCGACAGTTTTTAGATAGACAACGCGAATATGAAACTATGTTAGAAAAGAAAGCGCCAGCTGAAGTAAATTTTAGTGAAAAAATAGAAGATGGTGTCATTTCTAATATGGATGAATTAATTAAAAAACAATTACAGGAGCGTGAGGCAGAATTCAAATTATATGCTCCACCCCCCGTTATTAATCAAAATACAACTGGAAATGTAGTTAATCCTACTGTAGTTTCAAGTTCTCCCGAAAAATCACCGGTTGAACTAGTGAAGCCGAATATAACATTCCAAATAGAACAACCATCTAATAATTCAGATGAAATAACTGGATTAAAAAATGAACTCGCAGAAATGAAATTGACTATAGAAAAGATGAAGATAGAATTGAAAAGCTTGGTAGATAGATTTGATTTTGGAGGAAATGAAGCACCGCTATCGAGAACTCAATCAGGCATAATTCAAGATGAAAATGTGTCAAGTGTGGTTAATGGTTAGCCACGAGAAGTTAACCAAATAGATAAACATGTTTCAAAATTATATAAAAATGATTATTTATATAATTTATATTAGGTTCTCGATGGAGCTTTTTGAAAACACCCTTTTTATCAATTTGGAAGAGAGACTCGACAGATTAGAACACGCGAATGCTGAGTTTGAAAAAATGGGTATTAATGCCGAACGAATAAAAGCAGTAAAAACACAGATTGGGTCGGTAGGTTGCACACTAAGTCATATTCGATGTTTGGAATTAGCAAAACAACGAGGGTATGAACATGTTTTTATTTGTGAAGATGATATTACATTCACGAATCCCGAGTTGTTCAAATCAAATTTACAGAAATTTTATGAGAATGATAAAATAATGTGGGATTTATTAATAATCGGTGGTAATAATGTTCCACCATATCAACAGGTTGAAGATTATTGTGCTCGCGTTTTTTACTGTCAAACAACTACTGGCTATGTTGTAAAAAGCCATTATTATGATACTCTTTTGGAAAATTTCAGGGAAAGTGCAAAAAACCTAATGAGGGAACCAAAAAATCATTCAACATATGCACTTGATATGTATTGGAAGCGTTTACAGTGTCAAGATTTTTGGTATATGATAACACCACCGACAGTTACACAATATGAGAGTTATAGTGATATTGAAAATAGAACGGTTAATTATGAAGGGGCTATGTTAGACATGGATAAACCGTGGTTGAGACGATGAATTTTTTATTTTTATGTACTTAATCTCTATTCGTGGATAAATGTATTTATCCACGAATAGGATATGGGTCTTCTGTTGATTTGTATCAATTTGGATACAAAAACATGGATAGACCTTAAACAAGTACATTTTAGAAACTTGGCATGCCTTTACTCAGAAATCCTTACCGAGGGAAATAAATGTTAATTTGTGGAAGTTACTCTTCTTTCACCTGCGATACGTTTAATCTCATCAATAGCATGTATACGTGAATCTTGGTCAAGGTAATAAAAAAATATATTATATATCATCTGAGTCGACTCAAAATAATTGAGACCAAATATTACCATAAAAAATGTGTGAATATATTTATAATTTACTATTTTATTTCTCAGTATATCGCCAATTTTCAAAAATTCATATGTAGGTATGATACTTAATAAATCGGCGTTAGTTGATTTTTCTCTATGCGGACAGATTCCTTCTAGAGGGTCATTAGCATCTCCATATTTAATGTTTATAAAACCATCAAATAGTTCATCGTCAGAAAAAAAATCGGTGGTATACATATTTTTGTAATATTTTATTTCACGTTCTCTCTCTTCCGATGTTTGTGATTTATTTCGTAGTTCATGATAAACAAGTTCGGTTGCTTCATTCGAATAAATTTTGACATAATTACATACTCCCTCAAATATTATTTTGTTTGCTTCTACTTCATCCAAACAAAGACCTATCATTAAATCCATAAGACTGTGGTTCATAGTATAAGTAAGTATATTATTAGATAATACTTCGATAAGGTCTTGTTTTGTTAATCTACTATAATAATTAAAATATGAGTTGACACTAGACAAAACATGATAATATTTACTGAAATATCTTTGCACCTCCTCAATCGGAAGATATTTAAAAATAGGCATATCTTCATAAATTTCGCCATTACGAAATGCGTCCATATTAATATAGAAATCCCTCCTAAGTTTTTCTGCTTTTTCTTTGTCATAGACCGATTGTGCATCTTCTGTATAATCAACCTCATAAAACGTAAATGTTATGTTCTGGGTATCGCCTTCTTTTGACTCTCCGCTTTTTCTTGCTGTTGGACGAATAGCATTAGAATTAGTACGAGATGGTGATATGGCACTTTCTATAATATTTGGCGGTTCTGGTAAAGGCACAGATTTCGGAAAAATCGCAGGTGAATAGTATCTTGGTGGTAATGGAGGGGAACCTCTAACATTTTGGGGCGCTTTGGGTCTATCTGCTCTATAAGAAGGTAAAGTTTCTGGAGAAGGCGTTCGTGACCTTGCTTGAAAATATTGTTTTGTTTCGGCTCTGCTATTAGCCGATTGCGCAATTTCTGGAGAACGTCTCCCTGTCTTTGCTTCAAAATATCGCTTTGTTTCTACACTATCATCGTGAACCGGATTAACTGGTTCTCGTTTAGACTGTGTCGGTTTTGGTCGTTTAACAATATTAATTGTTGATACTAATGCTGCACCTGGACTTTTTGTAACCATCTCACCTGATAAATTCACATCATCTCTGTCCATATTTTCTATAATTTTTTCACCAATTTGAAACGGTCCTTCATTTAAAAATTCGTTCATTTTTTCGTCTTCAGGTACTTCATTTAATACAGTAAAGGTTACCTTTTTTTTCCCATTCAAAGCTTCTAATGTGCTAAAATCTTGTCGAAAATGTTTATCAATATCAATAGGAAAACTGTTTGGATATCGTGCTAATGGGACCCCATCTAATACCCAATAACGGTCGCGGAAGGCTATTCGTTTCATTTTATCTTCAAAAAACCGTTTTAAACAAAGATAAATCAACTCAGTAGCATAATTAACATTATCTATACCTCCACTCATATTGTATTTATTAATATCTTCCTGCAATATGAGATATGCATTGTATTTCTTTTTCAAATCCTCGTCTGATTCCACATTCGTATAATAAATCTTTTCAAATTCAGAACCAAATATCTCATATTGTTTCAAAGCATCGTAATTCAAGATGGCCTTGTCCTTCAATTTAAAAAATGTATTGATTACGGAGAGAACAAATGAAACAAATAAAATATAGAAAAGCTGGTCTTGAGATAAAAAATTACTATTAGTTCCAGTCTGCCCAGCGGATAACGCTGTAAATAATGTTATAGTAAAATTTATAGGAGTCGATATATAATTCCAAAAGGCTGCATTAATGTATTTTTTCCATGATTGTGTTCCAATACGAACATTAATAGCATTCTGTAGAGTTAACATAATTCCCCATTCAGGCGATAAATTATCGACCTTTTCGCTTTGCATTAGTATATATATTATTATACTATATACTAATTTTTTAATCGTAGAAATTGCCCTAAAACAGTCTTGTTTTTTTGTTCGTATTCCATAGTTTTCAATTTAGAATAATATTCCTTCTGCATCATTCGTTGTCTATATATTTCGTCTTGTTGTGATAACATAGTTTCAGCCTCTGCTTTTTCCAAAGGGGTTAAATTGTGTTTTCCACGTTCTCTCATAAAATGGTCAACAGATGAATATTGATGAACCTTTTGAAAATCGCGTTCACTAACAGCTAAAACTGTCTGGTCTTTATGAACCTTTCGTAAATCATCATATTTTAATTTACTAAAGGGGTCACAACTAACATATTCATCGGTTTCATCATCATCAACATCATAAAGCCGAGTTCCTGAACCACTATTTACAACAAGGTTCTCAACACCACGATATCGAACCATACTTGCTTGTGTATCCTTTATTTTATCAAATACCTGCCCCATGTTTTTACTATTTACCTTTTCATCGATATTATAAATAGGTTCATCTTTAGAGAACCATTCATTTTTAGTGGGGTCGGGTTTTGATGACATATTTGCTTCAAATAATTGATTGAATTTATGCTGAAAATCTGTCTTGGACATATCGTTTATTGTCGAAGTTATTTTTTTTGTATTCACGTCGTGCGTTTTCATAGGTTGATATTTGATAGACTCATCTGTCATAGATTGATTTTGCCTATTTTGGTCTTCATAAAAACGTAAAACTATATCAAACGCTTTTTTGTAGAATAAAAAATATTCGGGTGACAGTTTCGATTTATCTGGGTGCGTCATCAATACCTTTTTTTTTGCTCGTTTCATATCCTCTATTGAAATATTATATGTCAGACTGAAAAGTGCAAGTAATTCATCTAATTTATACATGTGAATATTTAAATTATGTGTCTTTTGAGTGGAGTTCATTATTATTTATATTTGTATAATCTATAATCTAAAAAGATAATTTTAGATTATATTTATGTGAAATAGAATTAAAAATATATCAATATTTTATTAATATTAATATTGATATATTTACAGATGCCCTTGCCCGTTATTACAGAAATCAAAGACCGCAATCATTTCATGGATATTATCAAAACAAACCCAGGAATTATTATTATGAAATTCGGCGCTAAATGGTGTGGTCCTTGTCAAATAATCGAAAAAGATTTAGAATATACTTTTGCTGTTTTACCAGACACGGTTCAATGTATGAATATTGATATTGATTTATATCCCGATGTATATTCTTTCCTTAAAACAAAACGAATTGTTAACGGTATTCCTGTATTACTATGTTATAAAAAAGGGAATAATACCTATGTTCCCGACGATATAGTTATAGGTGCGGATAAAACGGCTATTCGAGATTTTTTTACAAGAGCCATGACTATGTTGAAATAAACTTTCTAAAACAACTCTAGCTCTCCATTCTCTATCAAGTAATCCTTCAGACTAGTTGTGAACCCATCTGTATATGATGTTGGCATAGTAATGTCATAAATACTATCTAAAAATCGCAATTTCTGTTTCCCCCTCGACTCTTCTATAGACATTCCATTCAAATACCTATTTTGTATGAATTGACTTAATTCTTTCATAAGCGACGACCGATTGAACAAACAAACCACCTTCTTATAGTTATAAATAAAGTTATACAAATAAAACCGGTATCCAAACCACTCATAGAAACTATAAGCATATTTCCCCTTTTCAAATTTATCAAGAATGCGCTGGATAGTTTCCGGTATAACGGTTTCTGCTTCTCGTTCAGTCGCATTTGGTTCATTCATGAACTTGACGTAATTACAAATAAGTAAGTTTCTCTCTGATATAGAATTTTTAACAGAAAAGTCGAGTAGTTTTTCTAAAAAGTTTTCTAAAAACAAACGACCACAAAATTGGTCAAATAATACTATATCTATATTATTTACACTATCGCGCATATATTTTTCTAATATTTCCTGTGTTGTCTCATTTTTAAATTGGTCTATTGTTATCACGAGTATTTTTTCTTCCTCATTATTCATGATAAAATCGGGAATCATTTGTGAAATCGCATTTGTTTTTGCTTTTAAATACGTATATTGATTGATGCGATGGTCCCATGTTTTATGAAGATTGAATGAAACCACACTTTCGTTGTACTTGCTTCCAATTGAAACATATACCTTTGTAAAAGGAGTATCTATGTTTCGTTTTTCTATTATAGAAAATAGGTCCGATATATTTCCCATCGAAATTGCATGTATTGCTGTCATGATTTATTATAATATTGAAGTTATTATAATAAACTATAAAAGAATTCAATTTTTTTTGGTCGTTTTGTTATTTTTATGTTTTTTTGAATGCGTTTTATTTTTTTTACCACCGAAAACTGGTTGAGCAATTGGTTTTGCTACAGGTACAGAACCAATTGAAGGCAACATACTTGTAGCTGATGAATTTGAGTTTTGACTGGTTGGTTGTTTATCCATAACTGAAACAATTGCTAAAATTGATGATGTAAAACCTACTAATACATAGGCAACTAATGGAATAGGAGATTCGTACATTGTAATATAATGATATTTTATTTACATTACCAATCTCTAAATAGGCCACCCGATTCTTTATTCTGGCCATATTTCGATGGAGCTGCGTCTTTATTGTAGGTTTCAATTAATTTTAATTTATCATTCTGCGAGATATCAAGATTTTCTAAATCATTCAATAATTTCATTTGCATTAAAAATTTGGTTATATTCATAACCACAAACGCATTTTCTGTTTTATTTTCTGCTCCAAATCTTTCATCATAACCAGTAAAAAAACTACTATTTCTTGGTTTAAAAAAACTAGGTAATAAAGGGGTAGGAGTGGGCGTGGATTTCCGTTTAGTATAATTTTTTTCTGGTATTGAATCAATTACTGAATTTATTTTTTGATTTTTATAGTAAAAATTGCTGTTTAATTTCCAAAACATTCTATTATTTAATAGTAAATTAATTAATAGAGCTCTCCAAATCATTATAGTTATATTATTTTACAAGATAATTTTATTAGGTTTTTATTTATACTTTATTCCAAGTATCGCTGTCTTGCTATAGCAAATTTTACAGACCATCTTTGCTTATCTTCAGTAGCAACGCTTGCTAACATATGTCGCTCATATGCTTCCGGACTATCAAAGAAAAGGCTTCCGTCATCTTTGTTAAGTGAGCCATTCGCAATCTTCACTTTGAAAAATAAATCTTCGCAGAATGACCCGATTTTTAGCAAAGGAAACCTACTTCCGGTTATGGCATCGCGAATTTGAGCTCCAGGAGTAATAGGGGATGTATATACCTCAACTTGTTTCTTCTTATTATTTACCATTTTAGTAACAACATGATAATTAGAGTCCAGTTTTTTATAATTTTCCAATATGTTCAATTGTCTAACATTAGTAGCGCGATTGCGAGTCGAACCACTATTTATAGTATCATCATCAGGGATATAATGTTGATTAATCATACTATTATTTTCATTATTTGGGTGAAACAAATCATCTTCGTAAAACATTTAGACCAAATGATAGATTGAGAAGTTAGTTAGATTTCGATAGGCTTGTTTAGATAATATACTAATCGAAAATTGTTTATATTATTTTTTTAATTAATAAATGTTTATAACATATAATTATTTTTATGGCATACTCTATATAGATGGGGGACGTTGATAAAAAAATAAGAGATTTAATAATACAAAAATTTATGGGTAATAATAGAACGGTGGTTTCATCTTATGAATTACTGGAAAAAGAAACACCAGAGAAACCGGAAGAAATTACAGAGGTCAACGAAGTTGAAAATAAACCTTCCGAAGATAGCAACGGAATAGAGACAAATGGTGATTATATTGAAGAACCTGCCGATAATGAAATTGATATAAACGAAGACTATGAAGAAGATGAAGATGATTATGAAGACAAAGACGAGACATATGAATATCTTAAAGATGACCCTTTATCGAGAGATTTTGTTTTTGATAATACTGCGCCTGCAAAAATAGCACTTTGTTTATATAGAATAAATTCGGAAGGAGATTTACCATTATTAGAATTTTATTGCAAAAAAGATAATTTTATTTATGGGTTTCCTATTGCGGATTTAGATACTACACAAATGAAAGAACCCGAGATAATTAATGAAGAAGTTCCTGTAATTATTGCCACCGAAGAACAACAAAATGTAGAAGTTATTGATTCATTTGCTCCAAAACAGCCAGCTGAAGAACAACCTGTTGAAGAACAATCTACCGAAGAAGGACCTACCGAAGAACAACCTGTTGAAGAAAACCCAACTGAAGAAAAACCTGTTGAAGAACAACCTGTTGAAGAACAACCTACCGAAGAAGGACCTACCGAAGAACAAGCTACTGAAGAACAACCTATTGAAGAACAACCTATTGAAGAACAACCTATCGAAGAAGAGCCGGTTGAAGAACAACCTATCGAAGAACAACCTATCGAAGAACAACCTATCGAAGAACAACCTACTGAAGAACAACCTACTGAAGAACAACCTACTGAAGAACAACCTACTGAAGAACAACCTACTGAAGAACAACCTACTGAAGAACAACCTTCTGAAGAACAACCAACCGAAGAAACTAACGAGCCATTCATCGAAGAAACTGATGAGCAACCTATAAGAGAAGAGCCAACTGCGGATAACCCAATTATCTACAAAGACCAACAACGCGGTGGTGATGAAAAAGATATTAATGAATTATTCTTTGAACAAGTTTCCACATTATTTCAACAAACCACACAATTATCCGCAGAAATCGCAAAAGAAAAATACAAAGGGTTTATAAAATTAAAAAATAACACGTACGTGGCTGTATTCGATTTCACAGAACTCGATTTTGAAGACCAACCAGATACTATATGGGGTATAATAGACGAAATAGTAGATAAAAATAGAATATTAGATACATCAGTATCAGAAACCACCTATCAAACATTCTATGAAAATAGTTTTATGAAATATTTAATAAATTCAAAAAATATTGCCATATCTATTCCTATTTCGGTTTATATTTGCGAAGATAATAATGGTTCGTATGATAATTCCAATTATAAAGATGATGAAACCAGAGAAACAGTCAAATCAATTATTAATTTACGAGTAATTCATAATACTCTGGGGTCTTGTTTTTTATTTACATCAGAACCATTAAATTTCAATAATCTTTCAAAAATCAAACGATTTGCACTTTTTGCGAATGATGCCATTTATCTATTGAACGATAATATTGATATATCAGAATATAAATCGTTGGAAGATTATGAAATGGTATGCTTTAAAGAAAATGATACAGAATATTGGTCAGTCAAACGAACCGAATCATTCGTTGAATTGTAATTAGTATTTTTAACTGCAAATTTAGAATACCAACCCACAACTGCTATTGTTATATACAAAATAAAAGTTTATTTAGTATATAAGAGGATGTATCATTATATTCTAGTAATAACCATATTTGACCTATTAAAACCTTATTTCAGAAAACACATTTTGAAAAGTCTCGAAACTCATGAATTTCTATTTATAAATACAGCTATTATTATGGTTTTAACGATATCATATTTTATTTATGAATTCTTTTTCGACCGCAAATTCTTTGTAAATACATATGAAAATTTTAAAGTTCTTAATGGCTGGCAATATATTTCATTATTTATTGTTTCATTACTTACTGTATTATCTACGACACTTCTATTAAAGTTAGATAAAATACATACACCGGCAATTAACAATATTCTATTAAAATCATTTTCTCTAGTTTTGTTGTTTTTAGTTGGAATCATATTGTTCAGGGAAAATTACTCATCAAAACAAATATTAGGTATATTCATTACTATTATGGGTATATTAATGTTAACTGTATAGAAATTTACACAACATTATTGTCATAATTTTTTAAAAATCGCTCTAAAACGTCTATGTCCAATTCGTCTTTTAAATTATTCATTATTTCATTATCAACTGGTCTGCGACTATATAATTTTTCAAAGTTAGAAATATACTCATAAATACTTTCACATTTTTTGTTATAAATTTCTTCTGCATCCTTTGCTTGCTTTTCTAATAAAAGGCGAGATTCCCTTAATTTACGAGCAGCTTCTCGAGAACTTTCCGCATTTTTTCGTATTTCCTCCTCCCTCTCTAATAAACGCTTTTGTTGAGTTCGAATCAATTCGTCTTTAGTTCGAACTGCTTCTTCGTCTTGAGTAGAAGTATCTATTATTTCATGTGGTTTATCTATCTCTAAATACCAATGATGACGTGTTTCATTCGCACTAACAATCGTATTACAAATATCAGGCTTCTTTAATTCTTCAAAACGTTTACGTTCAATAGTATTCGGCTTACCCTGGAACGTAGAATTGAATTCCGATATAATATCCGAGTTAATCATAGGACTTGTTTCCATTAATCTATCAAACTCTTGCCTGTTTAATTTCAAAAAATGGCCTGCATCCATACGTTCTTCTGGCTTTTTTGCCAATTCAATTCGGATATTACGAGCAAATTTATCCCAAGAAATAGAGGAAACACGGTGTGCCTCTGTTAATTCGGATATCTTCAAATATTGATGTATAGTAGTTAAGATACCAATAAAAATATTGATAGCACCAATCGCCATAGGAGAGTATACTTGATATTCTACAGGTAAACTTGTTTGCGCAAAAGATGCAGTTCCACTAATTGTAGATAACACTATAGCAGGAATAGTATACCAAGCATTTTTATAGGAATATTTTGAATAAGACCGGGCATTCAACCATTTGTAACACTGTGCAACGTCGCACCATTCCACCATTATCATCTCGTTCTCAGGAGACCATTCAATATTTTTGGTTGTATTCGCGGAATTTGATGTGCTTATAGCATCAGAGTTATCTATAGGTTGTCGAGCAGGCGGTGGTTTATGTTCGTCTAAATGTTCATCTTTTTTTGTCTCGGACTCGATTAGTTTTTCTTCTTGTTCTTCTGCCATATACTTTATAATTCTATATTTTATATTTGTAAATTACAAATTATTATCATCGGTATTATCTTCATTTGTATCAACCTCGGTATCTTCATCCATATTCATAGTAATATTTTCAGCATTAGTTAAAACTGCATCTAATTTATCAATTACTTTTTCTGTATTTTCTAATAAAAATTCGGAATCCTCCAAAATATTATCAATCACTATCTCCTCACCAATTACATAAAATCTATGGAGTCTATCTTCATCTCCAATATCATTAATAGAAAACGTTTGATTTATGTTAATATTGTCATCGACTTCGCGATAAAATTCTTGCATACGTCCATAAAGACGCGTCAATTGCTTCCTTTGTGAAATATGAAAAAAGGAGATATAATTGATATAAAGTGTAATCTGTTCTCGTAAAAGTTTATTTTCATAAGTCAACGTGTTTAAAAAATTGGAGATTGAGAACCCAACGCGATGGTTTTCATTATAATGCTCAATATCATCGGTTTTCGAATAACTCTTCAAATAAAGCTTGTTAATTAACAAGAGAATATTCGCATGTATATCTTTAATATCATCTATTTTGTATTCCTGGAACGGTTCTAAATCTTTATATACTGGATACGTTTTTAATTCTAAATCATCGATTTCTAAATCTTCACGGTTCTCCTTAATATAATTCAAAATGATGCCGTATAATTTATAATAATCACAATACATACGATTGTTCATTAGTGCTCTAAATCTATCAATATGTTCCATTTCCATCGCAAATGTTTTATATTGAAAATAGAATGAATCCAAACAAAAGAGGAATATTTTTTTACTATTCGTTTTAATCAAGTCATTATACACCTTTTTTAAATCGGTTAATTTATCGGAGACTACTTTTTTGACCTTAGCTATTTCGCGCTTTAATGTGATAATATTATCAAAATTATTTTTTAGTTTTTCTATTTGAAATGCGTGTGAATGGGACATAGTTCTATGATATTTATGAAGATAATAATAAAAAATTGAAAATAATTATATAAACAAAAAATTATAATAAAACATATACTTATTATTTCAAACAACCATGGCAGAATTAATTAATTACTCTTCAATCGTCGATGACCTTTCTATGATAATTCATAATAAAACAGATGTACCATTATTGAATGTTGTAGATAACGATGAATCATTTGGTATAATTAAACTAAAAATGAAAAAAACAAAAATTACAAAAATCCCCCTATTCTTACTATTTACAATTGATGTTACTGGTTCGATGGTCGAAATGGCTAACACAAATAATACTAAAATGTATTTCCTCATTCAAACATTTATCAGAATGATACAGTATTTGGGTTCTCAAGATTCAGAAATTTATGTGCAAATTAATACATTTAATCATTTGGTAAATACGATTGTTAAACCGACGTTGATTACATCAACGAGCGTAATCGATATTATCAATACTATAAAGAGCTTACATCCCGATGGGTCTACTAATATTGGTCTTGCATTACAAATGGCTTCTACCGATTTGAACGATTACAAAGCAAAAAATCCAACACATCAGTATGGACACATATTTATGAGTGATGGAGAACCAACTTATGGCGAATCCAGTCATACCGTTCTACAATCTATGGTTAATGCTGATTTTACAAATATATTTGTGGGATTCGGTCTATCGCATAATGCTGCTCTTTTCAATAGATTTTCTGAAGCAAAAAATGCGGAATATCAATTTGTTGATAATTTGGAAAATACTGGGTTGGTTTATGGCGAAACTATTCATCGTTTTCTCTATCCAGCATTAAAGTCAGTAAAAATTACTATTGATAATGGTCTTTTATATAATTGGAAAACAAACAAGTGGGTTACTGAGTTAGAAGATTCGGTTTTGGTTAGTGAAACTGAAAAGTTATATCAATTTAAAACAAAAACTCCTGATGATGTTGAAATGGCTGTATATGGAACAATATGTTCTCTAACAGAAGATTCTCAAATAGATAAATTGCCAGACCAAGATGTAGTCGAGTTAATAGATACCGCCATTCCTTTGCCCGATTTAATCGATGAAAACGGAGACTATCTAAACGATTTGGATTTAACTAATTATATGTTTCGACAACGAGTACAAGAATTATTGTATCAAAGTAGAAAATCAAGCACACGCGAATCCAGAGCCCATCGGGATGAAATTAAAAACAGTCTTCGAAATTTATTTCGTAAAATGCGCCGTTTTATGCGAGAGAATCAATTGATGAATGACCCCTTTATGAATTTATTGTGTGATGATGTCAGTATTACATATAAAACTATTGGAACATCTGCAGGACTATTGTACACATCCGCCAGGCAAAACTCACAAGGTAGACAAACCGCTTATAACGTTTCAACATTTTCAACTAATGAAGATAATGATGATAACGAATCTGTATTTGATAACTTTGCATCCACAATTAAACCAGTTGATAGACCTATTTTACAGAGAACTATAACTGGAATTGCTGACATTATTTGTAATATTCCATTTCCTAACATAGTTTCAACTCAAGAAAGTGAAAGTCCTCAACGAACAGTCCAATTTGTTAATTCGTCGAATGACACAACTAGTTCAGATGAAGAAGAAATAAAAATGGATAACAGCGATGGTTATTTGTCTGAAGACGATTTAGACAACTACAAACCATCCGATAATAATACGACTTGTTATTCTACTCCAACTGTTTTAAATACTATGCGTTCTTTAAGTCAGCGATAAATTATACCTTATAATTGCAATAAAAAACCATATAAAATTTTGTTTTTTATGTTTTTACGGTTGTTTGGGGTTTATTTTTGTATTATTTAATAAATGTTGTTTGTTTATATATACATGCTGCCATTTCTCCGGTAATTGCACCATCTCCACCGCCAATTCTATCTAATGAACTACCTCCATATACATATCGCAATTTTTGCCAGCTTGCGTCATGAAACCACTTAGACGATAGTCTAAATGATTTATTCTCGTAATCCGGACGAGAACGCAAATAGTCGTAAACAGAGCGAATCTCTGTTTCGCTAATTGTCGTTATGTTTATTCTTTTCAAAAGCAGAATGACAAATATTGTCAGCGTTTGTTTATCATATAACAAACTCTTTAATTTTCCTAATAATTCATCTCTTTTGTTGTCCTCATCTGCTTTTTTTTGGCCTATGTGACCTTGAAAACCAAACAGGCGATACACTCTAAGTTGGTCTTCTAAACTAACATATGCAAAATTGGGGTCGATGCGTTCATTTTTTGTTTTTGGCGGAACGCGTGTTTTTGTGGATGGATTGTAATATTTCGTGCTTTTCAATATGTAAAATAGGGAATTTATGTACAAACGCACACTTGCTACATAGTTAATGAGTCCATCCGAATCTCCCAAACTATGTTTTAAGCTTGCTATAGGGAACTCAGCCATCGGAAATAATTCCTTCAATACCGTTCCTTCTACGCCTGCCATGAAGTATGGGTAAATAGTATAGGGATTGTTGTAATGTTTTGGCTGAGGTTCAACGAAAGGCGTTGAAATTGTAGGCGTTTCGGATTTTATCTCTATCTTGACTGGTTGGAGTAATTGCTGGATGGCAACGTCCCACTCAGCGTCGGCGTCATCCCAGTTGTCTAATACGGGCATTTTGGAGATTGGTGGTGTTGGTGTTGGTGTTTTAAACTTAGCTTTGATTGTCTTTGATGCATTTCATATTTTATTAAAAAAAGGATTCAATTTTTTAATAAATTTTTCGAATTTACACCTTTATGTAATATATTTTATGAAACATTAAGGCCTATCGTTAGAATTGTATCCATTTGGATACAAATCAACAGAAGACCCATATCCTATTCGTGGATAAATACATTTATCCATGAATAGAGATTAAAAATAGAAAAACTAACTCATTATATATTATTTCGACGTTTCGGCAAATCATGTAGGCAATATTTGTTGCTGTGATGCTGCTTGTATTTTATTTTTAATTATATAGATAGATGAAACCAATAACAACAATATTTCAATCGAAGACCGTGTAATCATAGGCATATCTGTATTTACTATACTATAATACAACCACATACTAGATGAAGAAACACTTAAAATGCAAAATAATAAAGATAAACTGTTAGTGCTTTTATTTTTATACAGAAAAAACATAAAAATAACACGACCCACAACCGATATAGATGTTGCAGTATAAGGTAAAACTCGTAATTCTTCCGTATTCATTAAGATATATACCAATATTATTGTTATATATTTTTATTCACGAATAGGATAAAAACTAGCAAAATCAACGCATTTTTCTTAATTTTAACGCAGCTGTTAATATTCGCAATTCCATCTCTTTTATATTTTCAATTTCCTTAATGAAACCATTGCTAAATATTTTACGACAACATGGACACATTCTTTTATTTTTTACACAAACATACATATCCATACATTCAAAACAAAAGATATGCCCACATCGTGGTATACATTTTTGCTTTTCTCCGAATGGTATAAAACTATCTACCACATTTTCTAAACATATTCCACATATATTTGTATTCGTCGGTTCTTCTGGTTTATATATATTCTCTTTGTTTGACATTTTAGTATTATTTACTATAATATAAAGTTATGTTAATCTCTATTCTCGGACAAATGTATTTATCCACGAATAGGATATGGGTATGGGTCTTCTGTTGATTTGTATCCAAATGTATACAAATCTAACAATAGGCCTTAATTTCAATTTTATATAAACTAGTATAAATTATATAAAAAATATCTTATTCTTAATATAATTCGATGGAACAACTCGAAAACCCTCCCTCAAATTTCCGTTCTGTAGTAGGTGATTTTACAAGAGACCTTTCGCTTACTTTTCCTGAATATATTTTCTTATGGGAAAAATGGACATCGCAAGACATAAGTGACGAAGCAATAAATGAACTCTATAAATACAGCGTCACTATTTATCCAGAACGTTTTTTCGACATTTTATATCAAAATGATGATATTTTTAAGCCTGATAGCACAGTAAATACTAATTTTTTACCAAATGTAGATTTTAAACTATTATATAACTGTGATGATATTAGTGAAAAAACGAAAAAGGCTATTTGGAAATATTTACAGTTGCTGTTGTTTTCAATAGTAGGTGGAATCAAGGATAAAACTAACTTTGGCGAAACCATGAATTTATTCGAAGGAATCGATGAGAAAGAACTTCAAGAAAAGCTTAGTGAAACTATGGGCGGTCTAACCGATTTTTTCAATAATATGAACTCTAATAATGAAACCGGCGAAAATACCGAAGAAAATACTGATGGTGCACATCCTAATATGGAAAATTTCAAAAATATGTTCCAAAATATGCCTGAAATGCCAAACGTTGAAAACATGCAAGACCACCTGAAATCGCTTTTTGGTGGTAAAATCGGTAAATTAGCAAGAGAAATTGCAGAGGAAGTAACTGGTGAAATCTCTGGTTTATTAGACGGCGATATGGATGATGTCAAAAGCACCCAAGATGTTATGAAGAAATTCATGAAAAATCCCAAAAAAATTATGGAAATTATGAAAAAGGTGGGTGGTAAGTTAGACAACAAAATGAAATCTGGTGAAATTTCGCGTGATGAAATAATGAAGGAAGCCGGAGACTTATTAGGCAAGATGAAAGATATGGGTGGTAATGACCAACTAAAAGAAATGTTTAAGAATATTGCCAAAAATATGGGCGGAGGAATGGGAAAAAATATGCGTATTGATACTGGAGCTATTGATAGGATGACAAAACAGAATTCTATGAGAGAAAGAATGAAGGCTAAGCTAGAATCACGTAAATTACAACAGGCTATTGAAATTGAAAAATTAAAGAATGACCGTCAAAAACAGGTGGAACCACAAAATACATTAGCTGCTAATTATTCTCTAGAAACGAAGAATTCTCCTGATAATTTAGTATTCAGAATAGATGGAGAAGGGTCTCAAGAAAAGTCATTTATTCACCCCGACCTATTAAAAGAGATGGAAATGCAAGATAAAAAGAAGGCTGATGGACAGAACAAGGCAGACGGACAGAAAAAGAAGAAAAATAAAAAGAAGAAATAAGTAGTGTCATAAAACCCATATCCAATCACAAACAACCCAATTAATCAGAATATAAAACGATTCTTCCATTCAGGTCTTGTAACGGACGTGCTGTTTTAGCAATTGATAATAATTGGGTTTCATTAATAAAAATAGGATTTTTACCAATTATCCATTTTACTGGAGCGTAATCTCCCGTAGTAAGCGTTCCATCATATTCATAGTAACATGATGGAATTTTCACTTGTAATTTAGTTAAATCGGTGTATTCATCTGTATCATTTATAAGTCTTCCAATAACTAACACATTTTTAGGATAACTGTGTGAACAACCACATAAATCACCATAACTAGAATGTTCAGAATGATTATCTTCTGTGTATTCCATAAAGACATAATGAACCTCTGATGGATATTTACGATTGTTTACCAAATGTTCGCCTGGAATATGGAAATGATATTCAATTAATTTATATTGTTTTTTATCTATTTTTAACATAATATTATCAGTAACTATAAATATCTTTTTTTCACAGTCAAAATTGGTACAGTTATTCGTTCCATATATATCAATACATTGCTCTATTTTTATAGAATCCGGTTTATTTAAGCAAATGGGACTTTGGTAAAATTGGTCTGACATTATATATAATATTCTATATTATTACTAAATATGTTACGATAACTGTGTTGTAATTATAAATAGTAATTATAAAAACAAAATAGTAATTAACAACTATGAAACATATAATTATATCAAAATAATATATTATGAGACTTTTCAGATATATTCATTTTCCTGTATTTCTAATAAGTTTAGCATTTGGTATATTTGCTGTGTATATTTTTCTACCCGACTCGCGTAAAATTTACGTTTATCCAACACCCGAAAACGTAGCGCTTTTACAATACAAAGATAAAACAAACACATGTTTTACTTTTAAACAAACGGAAGTTACATGCCCGAAAAATGAAAATGAAATATCAAAAATACCGGCACAATCGTAGATGCTTATTTTCGCATAATATATTATAATTATGAATTTTAAACGTTTATTAAACACTAATCTAGGACAAATTCTTCTTTCTATCATATTAGGAATTGGATTGGCAACTTTATTTAGACGCGCTTGTTCTGATAAAAATTGTCTAGTATTTAATGGTCCTATAATAACTGAAATTGAAGGGAAAATCTATAAACACGGCGAAAAATGTTATAAATATTCAGCGGCTTCTGATAAATGCGACCAGACAAAACGGGTAATTGATATGGATTCTATGGAAAATCAACCACAAGAAAAAGGGATTTTTGGATAATCATTATTGAAATGCGTAAAACTATATAATCTTTAGTAAATTAAGATTGTATAGTTAAAATGGAAAATACTACTACACGTATATCCGACCTACCAATAGGAGATACACCCCCAGTTAATGCTATGAGTTATTCTGCTAATATTCCACAGCAAAATGCTGCTAGTAGAAGTTCAATTGAAGGTGGTCTGCCAACTAATTATATTCCTATGAATATTCATCCCAATCCTTATGGAAACCCGGCGCAACCACAGTTAATGCAAAACCCACAACAAACATCGGCTCCGCAAAATCAATTTCAACAAGTTTCTTTGCCCCCGCCACAATCACAATATTTAACAGAAGACCAACAAGCGAATTTACAGAATTTATCACATCAACGACTACCTTCACGTGATATTTCACAGGATACAACTAGTTACGCTCAAGACGAACAAATACAACCAAATTATATTCCACGTTCAAAACCATCGAGCGACTATGTTAGAGAATATGAAGATATGACAGAAAAAAATATGCGAGAATATGAACAAAAAAAACACAATCAAAATAGATTTGACCAAATATTGAGTGAAATCCAAACCCCTGTTTTTATCATGTTTCTATTTTTCTTTTTTCAAATGCCCATAGTGAATACGGTTGTTTTTAAAAGATTTGCCTTTTTATCTATTTATAATAATGACGGCAATTTCAATTTCTATGGATTATTATTTAAAAGTTTTTTATTTGGAGCTGCATATTATATTACGACAAAGGGGGTTAATTTCTTAAGTGAAATTTAATCAAGGCCTATCGTTAGATTTGTATCCTTTTGGATACAAATCAACAGAAGACCCACGAATAGAAATTAACCATAGTTCTCCAAAATTGATACTAATATAAAAAATTGTTTGGACTAGGCCGGTTTTTAATCGTTTTATTCTTCTGGTCAAATAATCCAAAGAATTTTCCACTTTCCGAATCATTTGGTTCTTTTACATCAACCACATGTTTCTTCGATTTATGTAATTCTGCTGGAATATACCTTAAGAACCACATCTGGAAATCCTTACTATTTCGGTCATTTTTTAATTCTTTATATTTCACCGCCTTTTCTGCACGCATATCTTCAATAGTTTTCTGTTTACCAAAACAATCCATAGTAAATCGTTTCAATAAACCACTTTGTCTTAACCGATTTTTATGTTGTACATCAAATAAGAATTTGGCCATACATAATAAACGGTCTTTATCATAATAGTGCAAATCGGTATATAAGAATCCCAAATAGAATGTCAGTATGGTGTCAATTGTTGCTATATTTATTATTTTATTATCAACCTCTATTTTGTTATAGCTATGACACGCTATTGGTTCATAAATAAGTGCCATAGTATCTTCACCAACACGTATTTCATAAGAAAATGGAATAATTTCACCTATTTCCGAATGTTTGATTATTTTTACATGTTTAAATTTTGCGTTAACGAGACGTTCTTTGATAATTTCCGCGGTTTTCTCTGGTTCTTCAGATAAAACATCAAAATCCGGGATTTTCTTAATCAAATGTTGATGTTCTTGTGGCATATATTTTGAATATAATGAAGTTGCGTATCCTCCAAAAAATACCACGCCTTGTTCTATGAAAGCATCGCGAACAATTATATACAGGCGTTCTGAATCATCTTTATGTGAATCCATTCCCCTTTGAAAATCTACTTCGTGACATTTATTTGTTTTTATAGGATAATGTTCGTTCAATAAATTTAAACGTTTTAATACTTTTTCCCAGCGTGTCGTATCACCGGATGGTCTGGACAATTCTAAATACATCGCCATCCGAAGATAATTAGGTGGTGCATAATATATTCCGGATATTTTGATAGATTCTTTTCTAATAGCACGAAAAAGGGGTTTTACTAAATAAGTTATATCTGCTATTGGAATAAAATTAACATATACTTTAAATGTTCCAAAATGGACACCAGATTTTGCTTCTACATCAGTATATCCTGATTTGTAATAAATATCAGCCAGCTCTTTGGCGTCTTCCAACGCATTTTCTGAAAAAAAATCATAATCGGGTATCTCTATTTCTCTATTATAAAATTGGACCGATTTTGGCAAAATATTATTAACAGCCGTTCCTCCATAACAAATTAATTTTTTACGAACAATAAAAGATTCCACTATAGTGAGTATTTTCTTTACATCTTCATTATTAACCAATTCTTTGCCTTTTACTACTTCACCCTCATCAACTGAATGCCTTAGAATCGCTAATTCGCATTCTTGAAAAGACATCGTAGCGTCGCATAATTTAGTATTGAATTTTTCCTTCGATTTTTTAGTCCTTTTTAATTTATATCTTCTTGTTTTATTTTTCATATAAACTATACTAATAAAATATTATACGCTTGTTTTCTTATCTTTCAAATAGCGAATGGCGTAAGCTAAAGGCACTATAGCGCTTTTGTTATCATTAAAAAATGTCTCGTAATTCTTCAAACCACCGTCTAATGAATAGAATCTAAATGGTATCATTTGTGCTCCATATTTACTAATAAAATCGGTATATTCTGGATTTTGCGTATTTTTAAAATTAATATCGGGGACTATAAGACGCATAAATGAGACATTCGTGCAAATATCATTATTTTCTTTGCAATTATCTAAAATATGTGGAGGTATAGAACACTGGTTAAGAATTTCACTATATCTTTGCAAATAAAGTATTTCGCTACCACTTTCCATATTAATAACTTTTGTTAAATCGTAACAATTATTATCGCCAGACGAACATGCCGATAATTCCTTATAATTTCGCGTTATTGTCTTGTCCATTATAATAACTACTTTTCCCATTATTTCAGAAAGCTTAGTGTTATTAGAAACTTGACCATTATATAATTTAGATTTTAGTGCAAAATCGATGGATTTTGCAACCACCTTGTAAATATTAGGGTCTTTTGACTTAATCCTTAAATGTATAAATAGTGGGTCGTTGCTATTTGGAGATGTTCCAGAAAAAGCATTCGAAACAGCAGAAGTCAAAACAGAATCCAATAAAATATGATTATCAGTATCAATAGTATCATAACTTTTATCTGTACTATAAGCAACTTGTGGAGAACCTTCTATTAAAAATACTTCGAAATCTAGGAATCTACAACCGCGTTTTAATACATACTGAACCATATCTAAATTTACAAAATTACCCGTAATTGCGGTGTTATAAGATGACTTAATAACATAATCACGTAATGGTCTGTTTGTATAATCAGGGTTAATGCTTTGAATTATAACAGGAGTTGAATTTTGAACATTAGCCAATTCTGATTCTGGTGTATTAAATAAATTAAACCCCTCATTTCTCTCGTTTATTTTTTTTAATATTTCGCTACGGCGATATATCAACCGCCATAAAATATAGGTAAAAATAATAATTATTATAAATATCAATAACTTTTTAGTTAAATTCATTTTATATAATGTATAGATAATACAAATAAAAAATATATATAGTAATATATCTATACTACTAATAAAATGGCTGGTGGGCTACTAAATATAATTGCTGTAGGTAGTAATAATGTTATTTTGACTGGAAATCCTAGTAAAACATTCTTTAAAGTTACTTATTCCAAATATAGTAATTTCGGCTTACAAAAGTTTCGTATTGACTATAATGGATTACGAGAACTAAGGCTAACCGAAGATTCAACATTTTCTTTTAAAATTCCTAGATACGCAGAATTATTGATGGATACCTATTTGGTTGTAACCTTGCCTGATATTTGGAGTCCTATATATCACCCCGTTTCTGGGGTATTGCATGCTACTAATAATAGATGGGCTCCTTATGATTTTAGATGGATACGAAATTTGGGTGCTACTATGATTCGCGAAGTTACTATTACATGTGGCGCTCTCACTTTACAAAAATATAGTGGTGAATATTTATCAGCTATGGTAGACCGAGATTTTAGTGCAGAAAAAAAGCAACTGTTTAATAATATGACTGGAAATACTCCTGAATTATATGACCCAGCAAATACGAATGGTAGAGCAAACACATATCCTTCTGCTTATTGTACTTTGAGTTCTGCAGGAGCTGAACCATCTATACGTGGACGTAATTTATATATACCAATTAATACATGGTTTACACTAAATAGTGCTTGTGCTTTTCCTCTAATTGCTTTACAATATAATGAAATATACATTAATGTAACTTTGCGCCCAATCCAAGAATTATTTCAAGTTCGTGATGTATTTGACAATCAATATAATAGGCCCTATGTTCAACCGGATTTTACACAGCCACAATTTCAAATGTATCGTTTTTTGCAAACGCCACCGAATGTCAGATTAGATGCGAAATATTATGAAAATAAAATTTCTACATGGGATGCTGATATTCATTTAATGGCGACTTATTGTTTCTTATCAAAAGAGGAAGCTAGTGTTTTTGCCGCTGAAGACCATGTATATTTAATTAAAGATGTATTCCAATACAATTATGAAAATATAACTGGCACAAAACGTTTAAAACTCAATTCAAATGGAATGATTTCCAACTGGATGTTTTACTTACAACGAAATGATGTAAATTTACGTAATGAATGGAATAATTACAGTAATTGGCCATATTCAACATATCCATCTGATTTAGTAATATATACTACCGCACAAAGCCCTAACGCATTAGATGTTCAAATAAATAATTTATCGAGTGGAGACGCTATACTATACACACCAGCATTAGATCCTATAGATAAACGTTCAACTGGTATAGCCACTACTGGTGATTTTGCTGTTGTTAATCGGTTTGATATTCTAGAAACCATGGGTATAATTCTCGATGGCGAATATAGAGAGAATATTTTAGAACGAGGTATTTATGATTTTGTAGAAAAATATACAAGAACACAAGGATATGCAAAGCAAGGCCTATATTGTTACAATTTCTGCTTAAATACCAGTCCATTTGAATATCAACCCTCCGGTGCTATGAATTTAAGTAAGTTTCGAACTATTGAATTAGAAATTACTACTTACGTACCACCACTAGATTTAATAAGGTCTAGTTTTGATGTTATTTGTGATGGCAACGGTAACGCGATTGGTGTTCGTAAAGCGAATTGGAGTTTATATGATTATAACTTCAATATGACATTATTTGAGGAAAGATATAACGTTTTGACTTTTATGAATGGTAATTGTGGTATGTTATATTCGAGATAAAATAGTCCAAATTTTTTAAATGGTTATATTATAACATGGTATCATATATAGAATCTGATGAAAAATGGAAAATAAATAAGGATACATTTAGTGAACCATTTAGTGAACCAGGAGTAATGATAAAAAAAATTAAAAAGATAAGAAAAAATAAAAAACAGAAAAATTATAAAAATATAGAACTGTTTGATGATATACATGAAGTTCCTGCAGTAATTGAAGGATTATCTGAAGATGGAATAGCTCACTTTAAGGAAAGTGATTATGTTGGCGGGCAAGATGATATTTATGAAGGTGGAAATGAAGAGGAAAATAGTCATTCAACCGGAAATGGACTTGTTGATTTTATTGAAAGTATATTCAAAATGCCAGATAAAATTACATATCCGATTGCTTATAAAATAACAAAATTGTTTTCTAATAAGAAAGAGTTTCACCACAATGATGTTTATGTTATTAAAAAATATGTAGGGTGGTTTTTTTCAATACTGATAAGTTGTTATGTCGTATACAACTGGGCATTTATCATGATTTATACAGATGAAACTACAGGTAAAACTACAGAATTATCTGATTTTTTAACAAGAGACAATTTTGATACACAATCGCTCTGGAATCCGGTTTATCGGTTGGCTAATTATTTTCTACAATTTCCTTTATTCTTCCCTGAAAAATTGCAACAAGGAATTCAGTATACATCTTATTTTGCACCTAAAATATTTGATCCTAGTGTTTGTTTTACACTATTATTCTTTTTTATAATATTTGTCTTTTATCATTCATTAGATGTTATAAAAGATTTATTTATAGCTATTGCGAAATTTGACATTACTAATATATTATTGTTATGCATTCAAGGAATAATTGTGTTTTTATTAGCGTTAGCTTTTGTTAAACCAGATTGGAATCCGTTTAAAGCTGTTGCTAAAATAAATCCAATTTTTACGACAGGATTGATGATATCAACTATAATAGAATATAGTTTTGCTTTCTTCGTTGGTCCTGCTATTGCTGCTATATTTTGCATCATGTATCTGTTTGTGTATTCATTTTTTGGAATTATATTACAAACTGGTTTTGATTTTAAAACAGCATATCGAACATTCAGTAAAATTAACGAATATTGCAGAAAAACGAAAAATGAGATACGGAAAGAAACTCCTTGCGACCCATATGGATTTTTTGAACGAATTATGATATATATTAATGTTGGACTTGATTTTATGTACAAATATTGTTTTCAAATAGCCTTTATTTATTTACTATTATATGGAATGTTTGATTATAATTTCATATCAAACTTAAGAGCTAGCAGTCTAAAATCCTCTTTAACAATCATTAATCTAATTGTTTCAATATCTCTTGTAATGTCTTGTTACTCAAGTTATGACGTAAAATTAGAAGGAGAAGATAAAGTATCAGATGCGTTGCCAAGTAAAAAAATGGATAGTCCAGGAGCAGCACCTATTGAAAAACCCGAAATTCCTGAATCAACAGATAATAAATAACTTTACAACAAACAAATATATAAAAAATATGTTTTATATATTATAAAATATGGGAAAAAAATCCAAGGTTAAATCGAACGAACCATTCTATCCTCTAGTGTCAGTATGTACACCCACGTTTAACCGTCGCCCTTTTATTCATAATATGTTTCAGTGTTTTTTAAACCAAGACTATCCAAAACACCGTATAGAATGGATTATAGTAGATGATGGAACGGATAAAATAAAAGATTTGATTGAAACATCGAATATTCCACAAATTCGGTATTTTCAAGTGGAAAATAAAATGACCTTAGGTGCAAAACGCAATTATATGCATAAATTTGTGCGCGGTTCTATAGTCGTGTATATGGACGATGACGATTATTATCCACCAGATAGGATATCACATGCCGTTGAAAGATTACTAGGTTCTCCAACTGCACTATGTGCTGGAGCTAGTGAACTTTATATTTATTTTAAACACATTAGTAAAATGTTTCAATGTGGTCCATATGGACCTAACCATGCTACTGCTGGAACATTTGCATTTAAAGCGGAATTATTGAAACAGACGAAATATGAGGAACATGCTGCAGTAGCAGAAGAACGTGCTTTTTTAAAGGATTATACAATTCCCTTTGTTCAACTTGATGCTATGAAATCCATATTGGTTTTTTCGCATGAACATAATACATTTGATAAACGAAAAATGTTAGATGCTCAACATCCTGATTATTTTAGGGAGTCATCTAAAAAGGTTACCGATTTCATAAAGGGTAAACACGAGAAACCAATCTATGATTTCTTCATGTTGAATATTGATAAATTATTAGAAAAATATGAACCAGGAGAACCAAAAATGAAACCCGATGTTCTCAAACAAATTAAAGAAATTGAAGAAAAACGTGCTCAAATGGTTAAAGAAGAAATGGAAAAACAGGGGAATGGACATATAACTATTCAACGACCAGGCGAAGAACCCATCCATTTGAACAATCAACAAGTTCTTGAAATTATGACACAACAACAACAGCAACTTCAAGTATTAACTAATCGCGCAGGAGAACTAGAAACTATGGTGACAAATTTACAAAAACAATTGATTGAAAAAACGAAATCTTCGCAATTGACTAACGTTGAATTAAACAAGGCAAAAAAGAGAATTGCAGAGCTTGAAATGAGCGTTAGTTCTAAAGCAGAATTGATTGAAGTATTCATAGAAGAAATGAAGAAGAGAGAGAAAGAGAAAGAAGTTGAAATGGAAATGGAGAAACCCGTAGCTATTGTAGAAGTCGAAAAAGAAGACAATATAACAATTTCTGAGAGTTTACCAGAACAAGTATCTCAACCAGAAATAATAGATGACCCACCACTACCTGCTCCTGCTCCTGCTCCTGCTCCTCCTGCTCCTAGTAATCAATCAAAAATTGCGCCAGAAATAATAGTTGATGTTGATGAATAATCCTTTTATGAATTTTATGTAAAATTCATAAAATCTAGTCCTCCATATCATCTAAATCATCAACTGCTGTGGCATCTTTTTTAACATTTTTGTCTAAATATCTATAAATTCGCTTAATATCTAATTTTGTTATGTTATAATCGTCAAATATTTTCTCTACTTCATTCAGTTTCTCTATTTGTCCACAGAAATCCCCTCCATTATAAAGTCTTAATTCTTGGAATAAAGAAATCAAATCCTTTTTATCTAAATCCAGTTCTTGCGATAAATTGTAAATAAAAACCATATTGTTATATTCAGTTGAATACTTTGTTAATACTTTGGTAAATCTTACCTCACTTGGTTTAAATATATTTTTATTTTCAGGAAAAGTATCATGATATAGTTTGTTATTATAAAACGTCTTGATGAGAGAACTCATTTCATTAAATTGCCATATTTGATTTTGAAAAGTAATGCGGTCTATATAATCTGCAAAACACATGTTCTCTAATATTCTTAAATAAAAAGGGAAGGTTGTTTCAATCGGTAAATTAGTTAAAACGTCTACTATATTTTCATGCCACAATAATGCTACAATCGTTCTGTCAGTCTCATTCATTATCTTATTGTGTTCTTCGATTCTAAACGGTTTATTAATAAGCGTTTTCGTTATTTTTTTCGAATCTTCGCTGTAGGATTTTATATGAAAAATAGTGTTTAATGTTTGTTCTGTCATTAATTCCGGTTTCTTTGAGAACATATCATAAACAAACATTAGCTTGCGCATATCTCCTTGTATGTAATTTAATAGTAAATCGCGTTGTTTCTTAGACGTTTGTTCATTTAATTTTGGTATGATATTTGTAATGACTTTTGTCATTTGCGCGGTAGTAGGTGATTTCAATTCAAATGTATTACATACTTTCATGAGTTCCTTTATTTTCTTATCAATATAATAATTTCCAATACATATAATTGGATTCATCGTCATATTTTCTAGACGCTGTTTTTTTGTCTTTTTTTGTCGAATTATTTTTATAAGAGCTGTTATTCCACCTTTGTCTCCATTATTCATCCCATCTATTTCATCCATTACTATTGCTATTTTTTTAACCTTTTTAGTCATCATATGGAGAACATTTCTATTAGATACGTTATTGCTAGTTATTGTATCTATTAATGATTTATTTCGTACATCTCCTGCGTCATATTTAATTACATCATAATCTAATTCTTTTAATAAATTCATAACAAATTCAGTTTTACCAGAACCGGGAGAACCATAAATATAAAATCCCTTTTTAAATGACAATTCCTTACTTTTTTCATCAAAAGACAACAGTATATTTTTAATTTCATTCGCTATTTTATCTCGCTCGAAAATATTATTGATATTTATAGATTTTATAGGATTCATAATAATAATAATAATGTAAATGATTTTATTATTATGATGTGATGTTTTTATGTATTATTTTAAACGAATTATTTACCAAAAGCGCTGAAATCCGCAGTTATAGGTATATAGCTGGAAGAACCGCGAGTTGGTAATTGACCATAATAGTTGTATTGGTCTGCTGGTTGATTTTGTGTTCCATAATAACTAGAACGTTGGTTTATACCCTGTGGCTCGGAACCTATAATGTTTTGAGAACCAGGTTGTGCACTTGATACACCACCATAATTACCGCTAGGTTTAAATATTCCAGTTATATCATTAGCTGCTGTGTTTAATACACCCCCTGTTGTATTAACAACACCCGATACGATTGACCCGGTGGTATCAATTAACTTATTTGCGGTTCCGCCGATTTCATCTACAGCATTATTAAATACACCGCCAACGTTATTTTGGTTATTATTTAAGTTTGACCCACCACTTGAATTATTATATGTTAAACCAGATACAGCGTTGTTTGTATTATTAGATGTTGAACCAGAAGCAGAAGTCTTTGACGTAGTATTATTGTAACAATAAACCTTATTTTTAGAAGCATCATAACCAAAATTATTGGCACCTAATTTTTCACATGTTGTTGGATTACCATTAGCGTCAAATAAAGATACACCACTACTTGATAATGTACCAGAACCACCCTGACCTCCGCAATTAGAACATGTTGACCCGCTGCAATTTCCAGTAGAACATGCTGGGCATGATGGACACACGGGTGGAACTATTTGGGTTTTTAAAATATAATCTGAATTACTATCAGTAGCACTAGCAGAGCTCTTCCAATACCAATACCATTTAAAATATTCAGATATAACACTATCAGGTTGATTAGAAGGAATGTTTGTTCCCGAACCAGCTGCAGAAGCACCAGTTCCAGCAGCAGAAGCACCAGTTCCAGCGGCAGAAGCACCAGTTCCAGCAGCAGCAGAAGCACCCGTTCCAGCTGCAGAAGCACACGTTCCAGCTGCAGAAGCACCAGTTCCAGAAGCAGAACCCACCGCATTACTAGTATCTCCACTAGATTTTGCATCTAAATATAAACCATCATTTGTAAATTTTTTTATGTTTACTATAGTTAATGCTTCTTTCTTAGCATCGTATGAAACTAAACATATAATAGTGTTTGTTCCATTAGGAATATATATAACTATAAGTTGACCATCAGTATCAACGACCCACCATGGTTTAAAATCAACGTTGCCTACATATGCAGCATGTCTAGAAACCACATTTTGTCGTCTATCATAAACTGTAATTCCACCAGTAGCCACAGAATTTATTATCAGGTTTCCATTCTGAATATCAAATCTTACATTTTTACTTAATTGATACACTTTTTTTGAAGTGTCATATAAATTTTCAGTCATCAAACTATTATTAGTAGGGTCATTATCTTGAGTTGGAACATTTGTAATGAACTTAGTATCTGTTTTATTAGTATTGTCAAAATATCCAGTATCATCGTTAAAATAAAACATATTTGTTAAACCCCATCCTTTAGTCACATCTTTAGAAAATACTACTATATAAGTATCATTATCCCAAGGTATATACAACGTATTTGTATCGGTTGTATTATCGCTCTGACTTTTATATAACCAAGAACTCGATGATTTTGAAATAACACCCGTATTTTTATCTGTATCTGCTGGAATAATTTTATCCTTTCCATCGACAGTTATTTTACACGTTAAATCACTATTGCATGCATAAACATCGGTTTTACTTGTATCTCTATCAGTAATTAAAATATTTTTTATACTTACTCCATCATAATCATAATAATTTTCAGAGTTAAATGGAGCGCCTTCTATTTCTATTAAATCTCCAGTCGTTTGGTCAAAATACAAATTATCTTCTAACTTATATATTGGTCTATTAGCCGAATATTGTGGTATTGATACTTTTTCTATTGGTTGCTTATCACCAGCAAAAGCAATAAACCCTTCTTTATTCATAAATCTATTTCCAAATATAACAGAAATGACTAAAACTATTAATATAATCAAAAATAAAATAAATGGTGTTAATTTTATCGATAACATTTATAAAGTATATGACGAAAAAATTGATCCTGAATAAAACAATCATAGAGTTAGACAACAAATGGAAAACCCTGAAAATAGTGAAGTATCCAAGAAAGTAAAACTGCCACTAGAGCGTTTTTACGATTCATCTTATAAATATGAAATATCAATTGACGAATGTGGTAGAGGTCCACTTTTTGGTCGGGTTTATGTTGGCTGTGTTGTTTTACCTAAAGACCCAGAAATGTTCGATGGAAAAGATATAAAAGACAGTAAAAAATTCACATCAAAGAAAAAACTAAAGGATGTTGCTGAATATATAAAAACACATGCGTTGGCGTGGCACGTAAGTTGGGTTGACGAAAAAGTAATAGATGAAATAAATATTTTGCAAGCAAATATGCGAGGTATGCATGACGGTATTAGTGAAATTTTGAAGAAATTACCCACCGATGTTCTGATTTCTAATTGTTTGGCTGTAATTGATGGAAATTACTTTACACCATATCGTTGTTTTGACAGAAGTAGTGAAACTTTGGTAGAAATGCCACATGCTACAGTAGAAAAGGGTGATGCTAAATATATGGGAATTGCATCGGCAAGTATATTGGCAAAGGCAGCGCGTGATGAATATATTTTGGAATTATGTCAAGAACACCCCATATTGGTGGAACGTTATAAATTAAACACAAATATGGGTTATGGAACAAAACCACATATGGATGGGATTCGAGAACACGGAATTACACAATGGCACAGGAGGACGTTTGGTGAGGCGTGTAAAAAAGCGAAAATAAATGAGATATAGAATGTATTAGGATAGTTGCATATTTTAATCTCTATTCGTGGATAAATACATTTATCCACGAATAGGATATGGGTCTTCTGTTGATTTGTATCCAAATAGATACAAATCTAACAATAGGCCTTAATCATAGTTCTCCAAAATGTACTTATTAACTTTTATTCCACAGGCAAACTCTTTCCTAGAGAACAAAGGTTAAATTATAAATTATATCATACGTAATTTTGTATAGCGCTATAAACATGCATTAACGGTTGTGTCTCATCAATTCTAACGTATTTGTATTTTTTATTTATCTCTCTGTGAATATAATTTTCTTTACATATTTTTTTACACAGTAAAATAAGAAAAAATAGTATACATATTCCAAAAATAACAATACAACTTGAAAAAAACAATCCGATATAGAAATTATAAATACTATTTATATCTACTTGTTCTTTTGATAACATATTTCGGGTTGTATTTTCATCGGTATTAATTTTATCATAATAACTAGATATAGATTCATATTTGTATAACCAGTCATTTATGACATTTGAACATTTTACATCATCATCTTCCCAATTATAACAATCATAATATAGCTGATTTTTATTGATATCAATCATAAAAACAACATTATATTCATCTGCTGCATCTTTTGGCCATTCGTCTAATTTAATACCAATATAATTTATAATATCTACTATTTCTTTGTGTTCCCATACAATAATTACTTGTTTGTTTGAAATATCATCCAAGCTTTTAACCAAATCTACATATTGTCCGGTGCAGTAATCGATATTAACATCATTTTTTATGTGATTAAACGTATCATGAATAGCCTGTGCTGTCAAAAACATACGCTGTGATTTTTGACAATCCGAATTGGATTTATAATAATAATTTACTATGCACGTTTTTTCCTCATTATAATTTGATGCATAAATATATGGAGATGAATCAATATATCTTTCAAAATATTCATGCCAATTATTTGCTCTATCATACCCATAATTGCTACAACATGGATTATTATCATTAATTGTTTTATCACAATGTCGAATCAACCATATATTTTCAATAGTGGATAGAATCGGCTTTAAAATTAATAGTAGCTGTAATAAAAATAGTTGCATGTTTTGAGAATCTAGGTTTATTAATATATATCATAAAATATCTTTATGTAAAGATAAAAATATTTTATATAGTTTTGTTCACCTTGATAATAATTATATTTCAGACAACAACCGAGGTTATTGCTCTATAGATTTCCATTTTCGGTGAGAAACTTTTTTTGGCTTTTTTTAACCTTTTTTTGGCCTTTTTTGAATCCATCTTGCATCCTAAAATATTTTGCTGCGAATAGCTACGCTATATCGTTATTGTAACGACTCGAAATATGGTGACATCCTTTACATTTTTACTTTTTTTGGCTTTTTTTAACCTTTTTTGGCCTTTTTTGAATCCATCTTGCATCCTAAAATATTTTGCTGTCATTAATTTGCCTTTAGTTTCGACTTCTAACACTTATTATAGAGACAACTTATATAATAGAAATTTCCTATACTTTTTTTGGCGGTTTTTGTCATCATGAATTGGGATGACAAAACCGCCAAAAAAAGTTTCTACAAATTTTACGTAAAAGTATGCAAATAAACAAATATTTATACAGTCCTATCCACCTTAATCGTTTCAGAAAGTTTTTTAATTATTTTCTCGTTTATCTCGGGTAGTTTATCCAATCCTTTGATACAATCAGTTTGTTCAAGTATTTTATGATACAATTTATTCTCCCTTGAATCTAATACACAAATCTCAGGATTTGCCCTAGACCACGTTCTCAAAGCATTCCAATTTTTGTTATAAATTTGATTGAGAACACGCTGGAATTTCTCCTTTGTCTCATTATCCTTGTCCCATTTATCATTATCTTTGATATAAATAGTTTCGCGTTTTACATCCGTACAATGGAATGGGCGTTTTGTTAGTCCAAGGTCTTTCAAATTCTTTAAAATCATATCTGTTATACCTGCAACGTATCCTTTTGCACCTACATTCTCAACATCCGTAAAATCAATCTTGATGTTTTCGATAAATTCCGATACATTAATTGCATCTTTACACGTTTCATTAAGGAAAAAATGTATATTGAAATTATTGTTTTGAGTGTTTGTCGTTCTCGGTTCCTTAACAAGTTCTATTAATTGACGCTGTGTTTCTAAAGTATGTTCTGTTTGTATCTTCTGTGTTTCCATTTGATTCTTCATCTGTTCAACCATCATACATTTTATATCTTCGTTAGATTTGACTATATTTATTATAATATCTAACATATTTGGAGCAGTTGTGGGAACAAGTTCAGTATTTGTTATTGGAGTACATGGTTTCTTATTGTGGTTCCATAACCCGCTGGGAGATTTGTATTCTTTTTTACATTTTTCACACGAATATAGTTTGGGGATTTTTGGGGATTTTTCATTCGATTCGCACCATGTTTTATTCGAAATCCCCATTTTTATATGTTTCAGAGTGATGAGATGCCGACCAAAATCTTTTTTGTTGCTCGTATGAAGGTTGCAAATTTCACAAAAAAATTTTGGGGATTTTTGGGGATTTTTTCTTTCTAAATTCATTCTATAAATTAGAAAGAAAAAATCCCCATATATGATTTTCCGTAAAATTACTTAATTTCTTATGCTAACACTTTTTGCATTAAAAAATTGGTATTGACAGCGTTTTCGAGTGAACACGTCTAAAAAAAGGGCGTTTGCAAAAACTCCTTCGCAACTTTTTGAAATTGGACATTTTTAAAATGTCCAAAAAAAATCCGCGCAGCCATTTCTTTTTTCGTATTTTTACACTTTTTGTGTAAAAATATGTAAATATTATTATTTTTGTATGTATTATGAAATACATAATCAGTAAAAATTAATGAGAAAAGCTGTAAAAAATTGAAATGTATTGCTTAAATAAGTATTACATTATTATACAAAGATGAGTGAATCAAACACAACCGAAGAAAATACGCAAATAATAATTAATAAGGGGACTGGTGCTGGTGGTGCGAATACAAATTATTATGGGAAAAAGTTTGAAAAAAAAACTAATAATCAGCAAAGATTATTAGAAATGGGATACACCAAAAATAGTTTTACAAAAAAACCCAAAAAAGAATATGACTATTATTTATCAAAAACATTTGAAGATAAAACAATCGTGTTTGTATTACAAAATGGACTAAAAATGTATATGAAAAATAAATACAATATTGATTTGTTTAGATGTCCAGATGAAGCGTATATTATTGAATATACAAGCGGTAGAAAAGTAATAAAAATATTAGAAAAAAAAGAACAAAATGTAGAGGGTTCAGTAGAAACTAAATTATGGTCTGGTCCTTCGCTTAAAAGAGAGTATGAATTAGTTTTGGGTGCAGAGTTTGAGGTGTTTTATGGATTTTGTGTAAGCGAGTTTTTGAAAAATAAACTTATTTCAAACGAAAAAAAATATACAATATTAAATACAATATTTAATGAAACTAATATTGCGGTTTTATTTGGCGACGATGAAAACTATTTTGAAACATTTGATACATTGTTTAATAATTCTTTATAATAACTTCTTTTGCCTTTGCGTCTGGATTTTTGGAATTAATTGACCTTTTACATAAAATTGATAATGTATTATATTTTTCATTTGTAAAATTTTCGCGCACTAAACTCACATCAGCATTACTTAACATTATTTTTTTATTTGTATCGGTTAAAATGCGTATTAGTTTAAATAAACTGTTATGGTTGTCTATGTTAAACCCATTTTCAGTATATCCTACAAATGAAGTATCTGTTTCAGGAGCATATGGAGGGTCAAGATATACAAAATCATTCGGTTCTACAATTGTTAGTGATGTATTAAAATCACAGCATTCAAACAATACATTTTGTATTAAGTTATGTAGTTCTTCTAAATGTTCTTTATTTATAATTTCTGGATTGTTATAGTGTCCGTATGGAACATTAAATCCTTTTGGACCAACCCTAAATACACCTCTAAAACAAGTTTTATTTAAGAATATAAACATAGCAGAACCTAATACACCTTTTTTATCGGTTATGCATAATTTGTTATATTCGCTTCTTATCCAATAATAATAATTTTCTTTTGCGATTTTTGCTTCATCTATATTTGTAGGAGTTCTATTAATTTCACCTTCTCCACATTCGTTGAAATCCTTAATAATAGTTTGCAGTTTATCATATAATTCATTATGGTGTAATTGAATGTTTTTGTAGATATGAATTAATGGTTCATTCAAATCATAAGCGTATATATTACCATGTATCTTTATAATCCCACTTTTTACATAAGATAATAAAGTTAATAAAACACTACCTCCTCCTAAAAATGCTTCACGATAATTATTTATTTCAACTGGAAAATCAGTAATAAGTTTATCTATTATTTGGGTTTTTCCACCAACCCACTTTAAAATCGGTTTGGTGATATGTATTTTTTTAGTAGGAACATCTTTAACGAGTTTATTATCATAAACAATTTCAATATGGTTAATTATGTCGTTTGGTGAAGTTTTTTTAATTTCAATTAATTTTTCTTTAATAGCATTATCTATCATTTCTTTTATTTTATTTTCAACCACGCACGGATTTTTTTTATTAACGTGTGTTGTATAGTGAGATTTTTGTTTAAACTCCTTTCCGCACTTTTCGCAATTATATTTACCCATTTTTAGTTATATAACATATCACAATATAATATATTTAAATCAATTTTTTAATAATAGTTAAGTACAACCTAAAATTACCTAAATATAGTTATTCATAAACTAGTCAAAACAACTCATCCACATCCTCCTTAGAAATCGCAATATATTTTGTTTCTCTATCTAACAAACTATAACCAACCATAAATTCCTTTTTATCTTCAAAATAAACCATTCCCAGCGTATATTCCACTTTTTCACCTTCAAAAGTAAATAATCTGGAATAACGCTTCACTTCATAATTGTTCACATCTAATACAACAAATATATGATAATAATACCTACGGTCTTCATAGCTAACTAAATGACAAATAAACCATACTTCTTCTGAACCATCCTCCGGATTTTTAATATTGACTCCATTAGTCGACCCTCTCAACCACCTGAAAAATGGTGGGGTATTTATACTATTTTGTATATGAAGTTGTGTTATAGGTTTGTTCTCTCCGTCCAATATATGTTCTGGATGGTCTCTGTGAATGCCTACAGAAAGAGGATGCCAACCATAAATCATCTTTGTTTCAAATTTCCCATCCACAAACATAACCCAATTTTTCTCAATTGGGTTTTGTTTATCCTTTTTAACGAGAGTTGATACAGTTTGATAGGACTTCAAATTAATATTTCCATTCTCAATAACCATACACTGATATGAAAGTCCACGATTCGCATTATAACTCAATTGTCCATTTCTTGAAAATAGGCGGACATCCTCCAAACCCACATATAAATTATCATATACAGAATCATATTTTAACTCAAATTCGCTGGTTTTTCGCCATAAGGGTTTGGATATATCAATAGTCGCAATTATATTTTTGGTTATAATGCGGTCTTTGTTTATATATTCACCGTTTTCACCAATTCGATAATTGACAAATCGAACATTCACAACAAGTTGTTTATCAAAGCTTAGTGTCTTATTTAAACAAATAGATGGAGTGCTCGAATTAAACGTGCTTTTATCTATCCAATTTTTCCCAATTTGTTTTAATAATTCTAGGTTCTCATCCGTAATCGATATATCCATTTTTTTAATTCGAGACGCATAAAATTTATAATTACTAATAACGTTTTTTTGTACATCTTCTCCAGCGGTTGGACATGCCAATACGCGCATGCATGATTTGTGAACATCTAAATCGTTTCGATTGCAGTAATACGCAATAATGGAAAACTCGTAATCTATTTTATAATCCCAAACATCCTTCTGTAAAAATAAATGGTCGGTAGATTGGATACGGTTTCGTTCATAATCAGCTAATTCATAAAAAGTATATGCCAATTTATTCTTTCCATTCAGACGATAATGATTAATGATTTCATGTAGGTTCTCAATTCTATCTGGAAAGAATTGATAAGCTTCTGTCCAATAATAAATCGCGTTTGCCATATCTCCCATATCCCGATAGCACTTACCTATTGCATAATAAGAATACCAAACCTCCTCCTGCCATCCGCCAATCTCTATGCGTTTTTTATAGGTATCGATTGCATTCTGTAACTGACCGCAATCACGATAGCTATTAGCCAAATAAAACGTATATCTATCATTATTCGGTAATTCTTCTAATCCTTTTGTTAATAGACGGACATCTCTCTCAAATTTTTCCGCCTTAGCACCGCCATCACCAATATCATTAATAAATAAAACGGATTTAGGAATGTTCTCATATTTAGAATCTGGCAAAGTCTGTATATATTCATGTGTAACTCCCCAATATGAAAAGGCAGGATTATTTTTAAGAATACGAACATTTTTATAGAAAAAGGTATCCGAACCCTGAAAAATATGATAAGCATCCGCATTCAGAGTGCTTTTGAATTGGGCAACGTCTAAAGTTGATTCTATTTTGAGAACCATATCTGCATCTAATAAAAGAAGATAATCCGCGTCAGGTATACCAATACATTGTTTAAGTGCATATGTACGATTATAACCAAAATCGCGGAACGGTTCGGAAACAACCTTTCCAGGAATATTGTGCCTTTCAAAAAATAATTTAATCAAATCGACTGTATTATCTGTGCTTCCGGTATCACAAATACAATAGCTATCAATCAAAGGAAGTACCGACTCAAATAGTCTTAGAATAATACGACTTTCATTTTTCACAATCATGTTTAGACATATTTTAGGCATATTTGAGAACCTGTAAGTAATACAATTATTAATCGTAAACTATTTATATTAATTTAATTTTGAAGTATTTTTTCGAGAGATATATTAGTTAATAAAAATGGCATTTACTAGATTTCATGATGACCCACATAGAATCAAAAAACAAATACAAGAAAGTAGTTTTCTAGGTAGATATATGTTAAATAAACCAGGAAATGGCATAGATTTACCATTTCCCGAAGACCCACAGGTCAGGCTACAGGGTTGGGGGGCCAATTTAAGGTCAAATACAATTAATTTAGAGAGTGATTTAAGAGGCCTAACCCGCCAATTAAACCGCGATTTAGTAGATGTAAATGATTACAAACAGAACTCTACATCTTCATCTCATGTATCATATAGAACAGCTGAGCCTTTTGTTCAAGAGAGTCGGGCTACACATCCAGCATGGATGTATAAAGATTTAGACCATACTAGATGGGAAAATCCACTATTGAATCCCTTGGATAGAATCGAAAAGGTGTTTCATGATAATATCCAAACCCGTATTTTAGAAAAAGATTATTTTGTTCCACGGATACCGGTTGTTTCAGGAAGTCAGCCTTATTATTTAACAGGAAGTTCTGTATGTATTGCTGGTAATGAAAATGGTTGTCTAGGAACACCCTATTAAGTATTTGTTTCGACAGATTTAGAGAACTATTCTAATATAATTATATATCAATAATATAATTATACTATAAATGGAAGTCGTAATTCCCTTATTTGCTTTATCAAGTTTATATATAATAAATAACCAATCCAAGAAAGGTAAGGAAACATTTTTAAATCGACTTAGATTGCCAAACACCGATATTCCAGATAAGAATTATCCATCGGAATATCCCGTGGTTTCTACAGAGACAGACCGCACATCCGAACTTTCAAATAATAACCGTTTTGATAATGGGGGTGGTGTTTATACTGATAAATATTTCAACCCCAATTTAGAGTCTAAATCGTCGAACGCCGAATATTATTCTTTAACTGGAGATAAAGTTGATGGCAGTTATTTTCAACATAACAATATGGTCCCCTTTTTTGGTAGCAATTTAAGAGTAAATCATACCGGAGCTAATGCTACTGAGGGTCTTTTAGATACATATTTAGGTTCGGGTTCTCAAACAATTACAAAAAAAGAGCAGGCCCCTCTATTTATGCCACATGATAATTTACAATGGGCAAATGGAACACCAAATCAAAGTGATTTTTATCAATCACGCGTAAACCCTAGCTCTAGAATGGCAAATGTAAACCCATTCGAACAAGAGAAGGTAGGTCCTGGATTAGGTTTAGGATACACTACTGGAGGCTCTGGTGGATATAACTCGGGAGTTATGGCCAGAGACAGTTGGTTAGATAAAAACGTTGACCAATTACGTGTTGATACAAACCCGAAAGCGTCTGGCTATTCACTATTAGGACACGAAGGTCCTGCGAACAGTTTCATTAAATCTATAGCCACACAACAGCAAATGGGAATCATGGAAAAACAACGTCCAGAGACTAGTTTTGCTTTAGACCAGCGTTCTATGGATGGTGGCTCTAACGAAGCGGGAGGTCGTGATATCGGACGCCTTTTTGTCACAGGTGGTATCCAAACTGCTCCAGCATTACAACCTATTACTGTTGAAAGATTTGTATCAAGACCAGAGACTGCTATTAGTTATTCGGGTGTTGCTGGTTATCAAAATTCGGCCGCCTATGTTACTGGAGAATATATGCCTTCTCATTCGCAACAATTAGGTCAAGTTCCTATTGGTATTGCAAATGCTAATGGCCGCAATTATGCAAACGATGGTGATTATGGTATTAAATCTAAAATGGCATATCCTAATAACCGAACTTCGAATAAACAAGATGGTTATTTTGGATTAGTGAGTGGTGGTTTAGGTGCTGCTATAGCACCTCTTTTGGATGTTCTCCGTCCCTCTAGGAAAGAAAATGTGATTGGAAACTTGCGTCCTTATCAAAATCCGGGAACAACCGTTTCAAATTCATATATTTTTAATCCAGCTGACCGCCCAGACCCCACTATTCGCGAAACAACTGAAAATTCAAAATTCCATTTGAATGTTAACGCAAATCAGTTAGGTGGTGCTTATAAAGTAACTCCTCAACAGGCAGTAGATACGTATCGTAAAGAAACAGGCGATTTCTATTATGCAGGTGTTGCTGGTGCAGGAGCTGGAACAAGACAAACTACATCATATGAGTCCGGTTACAACCAACGTAATAATGAATTAAAATCCAGCACGTTATCTGGATACACTCCTAGTGGAAATATGGATTTATTAAATAGCAATATCAATATGGAGAACGCAAATCGCGACCAACGCTTGAAAAATACTCGCGCGTTAAGTGCAAATATGCCTTATCAGTCTCCTGGGGTTGAAGGAATGGGGCGTTTAGCTGGAACAGAGAACCAGCTATATTCGAATATACAATTAGACAGAACAAATCCCGATATTCTTAGTCAATTGAAGGGAAATCCTTATGTATTGAATCATAAAAGTGCTCTATAAAAATTATATCATATTATATTATATAATATGAATACGTTAAGTATCTGTACCCCCGCACTAATCGTTGGAATAATTGGTTTAGTAAATACTTTAGCCGATGTTCATATGTTCGGTTTACAGGCTAGCTCATTTGTGGTTGATATAATAATGACTATCCTTTTTGCTCTTTTAACTACTTGGTTTTGCTCTAAAAACTGGATGACATTATCATGGTTAATATGCATAATTTTGACATTATTGACATTTTCTGGGCTTTATTTGTACCGAATTAAAGACCCAGCTTTCATGAAAGATATTGAAGAAACGAAAAAAGAAATGAAGAAAAAATAAATAATTGGTATATTCAAAGTAATCTGTTAATCTCTATTCGTGGACGAATGAAATTCGTCCGTGAAAGAGATAGCAGCTAACCACGTTTTTGTATCCATTTGGATACAAAAACATGGATAGACCTTAAGAGAGTTCATCACCACGATGAGGTTTTTATATCAAGTAAAAATAATTAATTTTCATAAATTACTTATTTTTTGTTTTTTTGTTTTTTTGTTTATTCGTTTTTTTGTTTTTTTTTTTTTTTTTTTTTTTTTTTTTTTTTTTTTTTTTTTTTTTTTTTTTTTTTTTTTTTTTTTTTTGTTTTTTT